GGTTCATTGAACCAAGCACCATCGCTTCTGACAACCCAGCCGCAGTTCTCGCCGGCTTCTGACACCAGATGCCGGATCAAGTCGTCATAATTGCCGATCTCTTTATCCTGATCGTTTTGTGATGACTTGACGCCGAACACCAGCTTCCACTTCGTCTTCTCCAGCACCCAGCCGCGTTGCGTCATTTCAGCAACTAACTTGCTGTATTCTTGTCGATCGAAGTCAGATGCTGATGGAGCCGGCTGCGACGGTGCGTCGATTTGCAATATCAATCTGCCGTCTTTATGGGGTTTCAGAATACCTGGAATTGTGGCGATGCGTTCTGGAACGTCGGTCGTTGCTCCAAGAGCCTTAGCTGCTTCGACAGCAGACTTGACTTCTTTGAAGAAGAACCCGCCAGTTTCCATTTCGTTCCCGCCCTTGAAGCGGGCAGCCGTTCTGATATCAGGATCACGATTTAGGTAGCATCTAGTCCAGCCGCTGCCGTCCTGATCCCACGACTCATGTTCCTGCACGTTCGGCGTGTGACGCCTCACGGCCCACCCACCACGTCGCATCGGATACGCGAAGCAATTCTGATCTGCTCCGGTTTCCCGGCCTTCGCTGATCGTCTCGAACACGCCACGCATATTCAACGCGCGGTGTGCCTTCTTGAGATCGGCCGTGTGAGCAACAAGCATGTGATGATCCGTGTCGAACCACCACAATGCGTTATGCGTGTTCAGGAATTCCATTAACGCCCGATGTTCTTCGTCAAGCTGAACCTTCGGGTGCTGGCCGCAGAATTCCTCGAATGATACTGACCCGGCTTCTGGAACGAAGCCCGGCTTGTTCTTCTTCCTGGCTCCGCTGGCGACCTTGATGTGATCTTTCCAATTGATTGGAATATCAACTAGAGGCTCACCTTGTTTTACCAGCTTCAAACCCATGCCGCCAGATCGGGCAAACTTACGGTGCCAAATCCAGATGTTCGAGCCGCAGTTGTCAACTTTGCTATCAAAATCAAAACCGGCCGCTGCCGACATCTTGGACAGGATCGCACGGGCGAGGGCCATGTGTTCAGTGTGATTTGCAGTATCAACTCCGTTGAGAAAGACGTACAGGTGCAAGCCGTTGCCAGACGTGGATCGTCGAACCGTGACCCACGGAATCTTGCACGCTGTCTCCTGCACTTCCTTTAACTGCATGTCAGTGAGCTTCTGTTCGTGCCGCTCACTGTGTCCAGTAATGGCATCAAAATCAAAAGCCACATAGATGGATTTCTTATGCACCCAATCCCAGCCAGTCATGCCGATTCCCTCGGCATGCGCTTCGAGATCGAACTTCATCGCCGTGTCCGTGAACTCGGGCGTCGTGCTCGCGTGCAGCGGGATGCGGAAGTTCTTCCACGTCTGCTGCCCGTCGGACCAACCTTGCCACTGGTGTCCCTTGTACTCGCCCGTCACCCGTTCGCCGGCATCGCCAGCGACGTTGACTTGACATTCCATATCAAAGCTGTATAGCTTCGCTAGGTCAGGCGGTGATGTTGCCATCAAAAAGTTCTTGATGGCTTGAGTCTTTGTGAGCATGTTTTGATACCAGTATCAACCTTGAATATCTTTCCAATATCAAATCAATTTGACTCCGCGACCGGCATACGGTCCCGACATATAGGATAGTCCCAAACCGGAATTTTCCGGCAAAACTTACCGATTTATTTTGGGCAGGTCGCTAAGGTCATACGGCGCAACGGGTTACTACTTTGACTTACAACTCTTTATATTTAAGGTATAGGAAACCAGAAAAGAGAGAAGAAAAGAGAGTACCATAAGGGCGTACCTGTAAATGAGTGGTGGTAAGGGAAACAGTCAGCCCGACGGCCCGACCGTCGGCCCGTTCACTGCTTTGTTACCGCGCCCGCGCGAAGCAAACCGCGTGCCAAAAATTCCTAAAATTCCCCGCCGAAATTTGCCAGTTTGGGACTATTCTATATGTAGCGGTTGCACACTGCCATAGGTAGTCCCCTGATTTGATATTCGCAAATTTGCCTAGTTTGATACCAGTATCACAAACACTTCTGGAGTTCATTGAAGATGTCAAACGCTGACAAAAAGCTCGACCTTCGTAACATTTCGATTTCCGATATCAGGGAGAACCCTGTTGCCCTCCGCGGTGTTGACCGCGAGAGCGACAAGTACAAGTCGGTTCGCGACAGCATCGCGGCCCGCGGCATCTTGCAGCCGATCAACGTCCGCGAGAAGAATGACCCGGATGGCAAGGTGTACTACGAGGTCGTGGACGGCCTGCAACGGTACAGTTGCGCCAAGGATGTCGGCCTGACGACGATTGGCGTCAGTGTGATTTCCGCATCAGACGCGGAAGTGCTCGAAACGCAGATCATCACCAACCTGTGCCGCGTTGACACGAAGCCGGTGGAATTCACCAAGCAGCTTCAGCGCATGATCGTGATGAATCCGACGATGACCTTGTCGGAAATCGCCGAGCGCGTCAATCAGTCGCCCGCGTGGGTTACGGGCCGGTTGAGCCTGCTGAAACTGGACGCGAAAATCCAGGAATCGGTGGACGCCGGTGATATCAACGTCAGCAACGCCCAGGCGTTGTCGAAGTTGCCGAAAGAGGAACAGTTCAACTTCCTCGAACAGGCCATGCAGTTGCAGCCCGGCGAATTTCTGCCGATCGTGCAGAACCGCGTCAAGGAACTCCGCGACGCTGCCAAGACCGGACAGGCTGCCGGCGAAACCCAGTTCGTTCCGACCTCGCACTTGCGCGGGAAGAAAGACCTGGAAGCCGAAATGGCGTCTCCCGCCGTCGGCCCGGCCATGTGCTCTGCGCTCGGTCTGACGACCGCTGCCCAGGGTTTCGCGGCTGCGATCAAGTTCGTGCTGTCGCGTGACGCGGACTCGGAAGCGGCCCAGAAGGCCAAGTACGATGCCCGTGCCGCCGAACGTGCGGAAGCGAAGCAGAAGCGCGAAATCGAGCGTGCCGAGAAGAAGGCTGCCGAAGCGTCGGCCAACGCGGCCAAAGTCAAGGAAGCCGCAGGCGTCACCGCCTAAGTCTGATTTGAACATCAGATCGAAACGGTAAATAACCGGCACCGTTTTGATATCAGTATCAAAACGGTGCCGTTTTCATTCACTTTCACCAGAGAACCAAAAACATGGATTCGCCACAGATTAACGACCCTGAACTCATTGCACGTTCGCAGGACGCCGCATACGACAACGATCTCATTTCTGTTGACGCTGCCGGCGGCGACCTCATGCCGCAGATGGACGAGAAGCAGCTTGCTGCGGTTTCGTCCAGCGGTGATTTCCTTCCTCGTCTCCAACTCTTCGGCGGCAACTCCGATGCCTGCAAGAAGGGTCAAATTCAGATCGCCCATTACGGTCTTGTGACCGGCAAGGATACGATCGAAGACATGGGCAAGGAAGTTGATATCATCGTCATTTGCGGACGGCCGAAAGCCCTTCGCATTTGTGACGATGGCACCATCATCACCAAGTTTGATCCGAACGACGACGAGTTCAAGAAGATCATGGAAGACTCGAACGTCGCTGACTCCGGCTGTATGTACGGCCCGGAATTCATGGTGTTCGTGCCTGATGTTCAACGCTTCGCCACGTTCTTCATGTCGTCGAAGACCGCTCGCCGCTCCGCCGCCTCTGTCCACGCTCGATTGCGTAAGGCAGCCACGCTGAAGGCCGAGTTCATCGAGACGAAGAAGTATTCGTGGCACGGCCCCGTTTGCGTCCCGTGCTCCAGCCCAATGTCGGCTCCGAGCAACGAGGACATTGCAGCCGCGGTGAAGAAATTCACGTCGGCGAAAGAATCGTCCGTCGAGACAGTTGCAGCACCCGCCGGTGGCGATGCCGCAACCGCTCGCGCACGGTAACACACTCGACGCACCACTCATTGCGACGTGCATCAAGGTCGAGTTACGACCCGGCCTAATTAAGCCGGTTGGCCGGTTTGATACCAGTATCAAACCGGCTGTTTGGTGGGGATAGCTTAACGGTAAAGCACTGGCACTGATAACGCCAGAGTCTAAGGTTCGACTCCTGCCCTGCCTCTTTGACCCTTCGTACTAAACGCAAGAAATACACCGGGCCTATGTCCCGGAAATGATGTATCGCAATCATCAGGGTCATGCCACAATGATACCGCAAATCAAACCGATCGGCGGGACACAAATCTGCTGGGACGTATTTCTTCAAGCCTGTACAGATTCGCTGGGGTATTCGCCAATTCGCGGTGTTGACTCACTCGCCCGCGAATTGTCGGACCCGGCCAAACTGCTTGCTTCACTGGCTGCGTTCCACAACAAGCAAAACGTCAAGGCTCCGCTCGCAGCGATTAGGAACGCTGGCTCACTGCTTCGGCATTTGAGCTATGCGTTCCTAATCTACTGCGATGAGCATTTGATATCCGATATCAGGGAACGGTCCCTGCTGAATGTGACTTCGACAAACGCCGCAGATGGCGAGCGGGTTGCATACGTGAGCGGAAGCCTCTTTGACTTCCATACTGCAACGCTGGAGTGTTGCACCGAAGACTCGCCATTTGATATCCGATATCTATTCGATGCCTTCGTACTCTACTTTGAGTCGATCGGCCTCGGAGACATCTGGCACGATCAACGGAAGAAAACTCTCAAAGACAAAACCTTCCTTTTGGAATACATACCATGACGCCAGAAGTTCTCAAACTTACGATCGGCAAGTACCGATACCCGGTAAATATGTATCGGTTCGAGGGCCGACTATACTTCCAGTTTCCGTTCAACAAGAATTTGATGGCGGAAATCAAGTGCATGGCCGGGAGTAAGTTTCACTTCTACAACGAAACAGAAGAACGTAAGAAGTTCCTCGCCGCGGAAATGGGCACCGCGAAGATTTGGTCTGTCACTGATAACCAGCGAAACTGGTTTCAAATTCAGATGATGCAAGGCATCAATATGTTCGAGCGGTACGATTCCCCGCTCAAGCCGGTAGAGCCGCGACGTGACTGTTTGAGAGAGAACCAGAAGTTGGGCCTCCAGTTCACGATGACGCGGCATTATTGCATTCTCGCTGCTGAAATGGGTACTGGTAAAACGCTGGTAGCCATTGAGACGATGGAGCAATCCGGGTTTGAGGACTGGTGGTACGTCTGTCCGCGCGGCGTGATGAAAGAAATCGAGAGGCAACTCCGATCTTGGAAATCAACCGCCAAGCCTCGTCTGATGACCTATGAAGGTCTGACGAAGGAAATGAAGAACTGGCCCGAAGGGAAGAAGTACCCCGGCGGAGTTATCTTCGATGAATCAAGCCGAACCAAGAACCCATTCGCAATCAGAAGTCAAGCGGCCAAATCACTGGCTGACGGCATCCGAAACGATTGGGGAGAACACGGCTATGTGATATTGATGTCAGGATCACCGGCTCCGAAAGCCCCGGTGGACTGGTGGTCGCAATGTGAGATCGCGTGTCCTGGCTTCCTGCGTGAAGGTGACGTTGACAAGTTCAAATATCGGCTCGGCATCTTCGAGGAAAGCTCGTCGTTGCAAGGCCAGAAGTTCCTCAAGAAAGTGGCGTGGCGGGATGACGACAAACGCTGCAACATCTGTGGACTCTACGAAGATCATATTATTCACAGCGAACTTGCTGCGTCAATGGGAGAAGAGAAGCCGCACGCCTTCTTCGGATCAACCAACGAAGTCGCCAATCTCTACAAGAGAATGGAAGGCTTGGTCATGGTTCAATTCAAGAAGGATTGCGCTGACCTGCCCGACAAACAATACCAGATCATCGAATGCACACCCAGCAAAGCAATGCTTCGTGCCGCATCGTCGATCACGAACCGGACGAAGAGCGCGGCGCAGGCATTGATCCTGCTGCGAGAATTGTCCGACGGCTTCCAATATCTGGAAGAGCCGGACGGCGAAGTCAGTTGTCAAGTCTGTGCTGGCACCGGGGAGTGTGATGATTTTGAAATCAAACCGGAGTATCAGCAGGCTTATGACGCTGGAGACCTTACGTTTGAGCAGGCTGTCGCTGACGAGAAAGTCCAGAAGGTCAGGGCACCGTGCTACGTCTGCGACGCCAAAGGTATGGTGCCGCGTTATGTCCGAGAGACGCAGGAAGTTGAATGCCCGAAGGAACAAGCCCTTCGGGACTTGCTCGATTATCATTACGATGATGGACGGCTGGTTGTCTACGCTGGCTTCACTGGATCAATCGAGCGTTGCTGTCGGATTGCGACAGCGGAAGGCTGGGCGATCATTCGTGTAGACGGCCGCGGATGGTCGATGGCCAACGCGGACGGTACGATGATGCACGGCGACGCGCTTGATATCTTCCAAGATAAACAGGAAGAACATCCGCGTGTCTGCTTCATCGGCCAGCCCGGTGCGGCTGGTATGGGTTTGACGTTGACAGCAAGTAAGTCGATCGTCTACTACAGTAACGACTTCAACGCCGAGAGCCGGATTCAGTCGGAAGACCGTATCCATCGTCTCGGTATGGACGTGAACAAGGGAGCGACGATTTACGATCTGATCCACTTGCCAACCGATATGCTCGTTCTGAACAATCTGAAGGAAAAGCGACGGTTACAGTCCATGACGATGGGACAGGTCGCCGACGCGCTTAAAGGCATCGGAGAAAACGACGAAAGGCTATTCTGATGTCAAGATCAAATTGCCGATCGAAAGGTGCAGGTTATGAATGGTGGAACAAGCGCCCAATGGCCGGAGCTTCGCCGTCGGCACTTAACAAAAGAATCTGCAACCAGATCGAGCGTGCCAGAGCCAAACGCGAGGTCGAACGTGCCAAATCCGAATTGTCCTGAATGCCACGGAACTGGAATCTATCGCGGCGGGCTGCACGGCCACCCTGAACCGTGCAGCCTGTGCTCGCGTGAGATTCAGTTCGGCGACGGCGTGACGATTGCTCCTGAATTCGAGAATCCGCCTATTACGATAAAGGCTCCGCAGGCTATTGACCAGTCTGACTACATGATGGTGGTCAGGGCCGCATGGCGTCACTCGTGGGAAGAACGGCTCGAACGAAAGGGTGAAGTTACTCTAATCGGTAATAGCAAGGAATCTGTGATTATGAACTCAATGGGCTACATCGCCCACTTGCATAACATTCAGCTTCCATTGCCGGAAGATATTGACGATATTCTTTCTGTGCTCCGGTCGGCGGTCGATGCCGCAGCCGGTATGGCGATATGGAGAGTAGCCCGATCCCGCGGGCCGGTATACACAGCGCGAGAGTGTCCTATCTCTTTTCACAGAGCATCTGATGATGTTCTTGAGCAGGTCTACATCTGCCCTGATGTTAAAATCAAATTGGGTGGCCCACGGGTATATGGGTCGGCTGTATTCCACTACTACGCTGATTGGATGCGAAGATGACAAAACCCTCCGAGGGGAAAACCAAGAGCGAAAGTCAGAAGGCAATGGACCCAAGGCCCACAAAGGAACAACAGGAGACTTTGGCTTTACGATCGCAGGTGACTCTGTTGACGGTCGAACGAAACCGACTCAAGCGCGAACTCAAATTGGGTGCGATGGAGTACGGTATCTTTCGTGCGCTGGTTGACGAGATGCAGGCCGTCGTGAGTCCGCTGGAGTCATTGCCGCCGGTTCGTAGAGTGTACGAACCGAACACTGTGAAAGAAACGCTGGTCATGCACTTGTCGGATATGCACGCCGATGAGGAAGTTCATCCGCACATGGTTGGCGGACTCGAACGGTATGGCCTCGACGTTGCAACATGCCGTGCCGAAAGGTACGTTGATACTGTAATCAAATTCTCGCAAGAGACTTTGGCCAATCATCAGTTTGACAACCTTGTCATTTTGAGCTACGGCGACCACACGTCAGGAGAAATCCACGGCGGCGTCAGTCACTCCAGCTATCATAATCAGTTCAGGAACTCGCTGGCGATCGGTCAGCTTCAAGCCCTGATGATTCGTGATCTGGCTCCGTACTTCAAGAAGGTTGACATCCTGTGCTTGCCCGGCAATCATGGTCGCCGGACTCCGAAGAAGGAATACAATGGTCCCTGGAACAACTGGGACTATTTGATATCCGAAATCGCAAGAATGCACTGTGCTGATCTGAAGAACGTGGCGTTCCAGATTCCTGAATGTTTCAGCGTCTGCCTCAACATTGAGGGCCACCAGTTCTACATCGCCCACGGCGACGACATTAAGTCATGGAACTCGATTCCGTTCTACGGGATCGAACGCAAGACGCGACGGCTGGTTGCCCTGCATCATGCGATGACCGACACGAAGGTTCGTTACTTCGTCTTCGGCCACTTCCACATGCTGTCAACGATGAGCGACTTGAATGGCGAGACGATCATCAATGGCGCTTGGATCGGTACGAGTCCCTATGGTTACGAGAGCTTCTCCGGCTACCGTGAACCGAAACAGTTGATCCACGGGGTACATCCGAAGTACGGGATGACGTGGCGACTGGACGTGAAACTGAAAGACGTTGAGGCCGAAGCCAAAGGCCCGCAGCGTTACAAAATGATCCTTGCGGACAAGGAATTTTCCCAATAGAACTCTTTTGATATCAGTATCAACTTCCGAGGAATGAACCATGACCCAGCCCGTCGCTCCTACAACGGGAATGCTCGTTCTCGACATTCCGATGGCGCGTATCTACTGTGACAGTAATTTCAACTGTCGCGGTGCGATCCGGCCATTTGATGTCGCTGATCTTGCAACGTCAATCCGGGATCAAGGATTACAATTCGCTATCAGTGTGCAACCTGCGGCGGATGTCCAGGGCGGTTTGCCAGTGAATCAAGAGGATGGCTTGCCATACGAGTATCGTATCGTGGCAGGTCATCGCCGGTACACAGCAGTCAAAGTGCTGAAGTGGGCCACGATTCCTTGCACCGTCCGCGAGAACCTTGACGAAAAGAAGGCTCGTATCCTTAATCTCGTTGAGAATTTCCAGCGACAAGACTTGAATATCCTTCAAGAAGCGGAAGCACTCAAGCACCTGCACGAAGCAGGCGTGCCCCGCGAAACTGTCGCCCGCGAAATTGGTATGAGCGGCGGCTGGGTACAGGTTCGTTTTAATCTGCTCAATCTGCCGATCGAGATTCAGCAAGAGGCGGCTGCTGGGATGATTACCCAGTACCACATCAAGACGTTGTGTACTTTGAAGTCGCCGGAAGCACAGTACGAAGCTGTGCGTAAAATCAAAGAGGCCAAGCTGAAAGGCGAGAAGGCTCCGACTATCGGCGTCAGGAAGGCGAAGACCGCCACCATCAAGAAGAAGAGAACCGAGTCTGAAATGTTTGATATGATTGAGATTCTGGCGCAGACAACGCTGGGATATGGCATCCATACACGGGTTCTTGCATGGGCCGCAGGGGAAATTTCGTCGGCGGAATTCTTCTGCGATATCAAGAAAGCGGACCCGACGTTCTTTCCGCCGCCGGAATTTTGAGGAACCTAATGTACGAAATCTTGCTGCGTATGTTGGCGTGGTTCACTTGGGCTCACATTCAGTGGCTCATGGTTCAGTGTCTGAACGACAAGGGACTGTATCACGCCAGTTACAAGATGGCTATTCGGCTGTCCACGAAAGAGTACCAGAATAAGACCTGGGACTCGATCACCCTCGCCGACGCGATGAAAGCGCTGAAGCCCAATGATCCGTAATGTAACCCACGAATACGATATCGTGACGGGGACTGATTTCAGTATCAGTTTCGCCCGTCACGGTATCTACGTTTCGGGACACGTTCACACCTGGAATTGGCAGCCAGAATGTATCGGTACTCGCGGCATCTTCGCCGTCCGGCTCGAACTCTGGAGCCCGTTCCTGGCCGGGACGGTCTGGTGGCAGGAGAGAACCTGGAACCCGAAAGAGGGAGTTGGTGAGATGCAATTCACCAGCACGCCCGAAGGGACTCCGATCCTGATAATGAACGAGCACAAGGAACCGTTGCTCGAATGGCGTAAGGGTCAGATCACCTACCACAACCGAAGACATCAAAATGATCTACTTCGACACTGAAACCTGCGGCTTCCACGGCCCCATTGTTATCATACAATGGGCAGAGGATGACGGGCCGATCAACATTCACGAAGTCTGGCGCAGCCCGATTTCGGAGACGTTGCAACTTATCGAGAAGCTCTGTGAGAATGATGTATGCGGATTCAATCTGGCGTTCGACTGGTTTCACATAGTCCAGACGTACACCACTCTCACCGAATTTGTCAACCGGGGTGGCGACCCGGAATCGCTGCCTGAAGATCACATTGAGGAAATGGCTGTCTGCGAAGAAGCAGCCCGTGACCTCGATCTAACGGTGAAACCGAAGCGTGCCCTTGACCTGATGCTGCTGGCCCGACGCGGGAAGTACCAGACGCTGATGGGTCGTGCTGATATTAAAATCAAAAACATCCCGTCGGTTCTGGCTGACCCGTTGCGACAGCAGCTTGAGAAACGTATCCAGATCGACGACATTTTCTTCGCGGGCCGTAAGTCTGGCGTCCGCGATCGCTGGCAAGTGGTAGACAAGAAAAAGACGCCCGAACTCAAAGATGTCGTTTTGAAGTTCAAGGCATCCGGTGCATTGAAGAATCTAGCCCAGCACGCCTTAAAGGTGGACAAGAGCAAGATTCTCCGAATGACTGATGTTAGTATCGACAAAGCGTTCTATCCGATTGAGTACGGCTTTGCCCCGTTTGCATTGGCCATTAGCTCCGCTTCGAGGGGCTGGCGGGGTAAGATCAAACGTAAGGGACAAATCGTCGAAGGGAAGTGCTGGCCCGGCGTCATCAAGTACCATATCAGCCATTGGGCCTTCAACCAGATGGCTCGGCAATATGGTCTTGACGACGTTGTCTACACGCGGTCGCTTCACAAGTTCTTCGATAGTCCCGAAGCAGGTGACGATGATTCAGAATTGGCGTGTTGCGTTGGTTGCGTGCGATGGCGAGGCTACAAGGTCAACCTTGAAGGTATCAAGGAAGAACGGGCCAAGTCGTTAGAGAAGCTGAAAAAGATACCAACATCAAGTGCGGCCTCGTTGAAGTATATCACCGAGACGATGTCGCAATTGGATAAGGTCGGCTTCGGCACGTTGACCGGCAAGACAATCTTGCAGAAGATGGTTCAGGACGAACTGTGGCATTGCGACTGCACGGCTGAAACCAAGAAGGCCGATCCCGCGTGTACTTGCTGCAATGGTGTCGGACTCCTGATTCCGGCGCAGCGGGCGAATGAGGTTCTTGAAGCACGGTTCGCAAAGAAGGAAATCGAACTGTATGACAAAATCCTTATCGCTGGTCGTCTTCATGCTAGTTTCATCGTTATTGGCGCTTTGTCAAGTCGTATGTCTGGTGCTGATGGTCTTAACGCGCAAGGGATCAAACGCACGAAGAATGTCCGAAGAAACTTCGAATTTGCTTATGATGGTTTTGACCTTCTGGGTGGTGACTTCGATGCTTTTGAAGTTGTTCTAGCCGACGCAGCGTATGACGGTGCTTTGCGTGAAGACCTGACGACGCTGTATCCGTGCTACAACTGTCAGGCAACGGGCATCGACAGCAAGGGCAAAGTCTGCGAGGATTGCAACGGAACCAAAGAAGCTCCGAAGAAAATCCACGGCCTCTTTGCAATGGAGATGTACGACAAGACATACGAAGAAGTCATGGCGACGAAGGGCCGCACGCCCGATCTTTATAGTCTCGGCAAGAACGGTGTGTTCACGCTGATTTACGGTGGAGACTGGGGAACCCTAGTTCGCAAGTACGGAGTTGCAGAATCAAACGCCAAGCAGGCGATGACGAAGTTCATCAACAAGCGGCCCGGCTTAAAGAAAGGCCAGCAGCAAATCGTCGATGACTTCGGCTCGATGAAGCAGCCCGGCGGTCTTGGGACGCGGGTCGTCTGGGAAGACCCAAAAGAGTATGTAGAATCATTGTTCGGCGACCGTCGGTACTTCACATTGGAGAACATGATCTCCAAGTCGCTGTTCGATTTAGCCAATAAGCCGCCGCAGTCGTGGCGTGATATTAAAATCAAAGTGGTCCGTCGGCTGGATCGTGGCCCGCAGTTCGTTGCGGGTGCGACTGCCTCGGCTCTGTATGGTGCGGCCTTCGGGATTCAGGGTAGCGTGGTGCGTGCAGCTACGAACCATGTTATCCAGTCATCCGGTGCCCGCACGACGAAACGAGTTCAGCGTAAGATATGGGACTTGCAGCCACATGGTGCGCATCCTATCCGGGTACTGCCTTGCAACATTCATGACGAAGTTCTGTGCCCAACCAAACCGCCGTACAAGGAAGCCGTCATAGCTGCCGTGTACGACACGATTGAATCTTTCCGGCCTCGCGTGCCGCTGATTAAGATGGAATTCAAGCCAATGAAAAACTGGAGCGAAAAGTGATTTGTCGTATATGTGGTAATGACAAATCTGCACTGGAGTTTCGATCGTACCAACGTAACGGTCTGACTTATCATTTGAAGTATTGCAGAAGTTGTGGTAAAGAAAAGGATACACGGAATAGCCACAACACGAACCCTCGAAAGACTATGCTGGCTAAATACGGCTTAGATGAAACACAGTACCTGTTGATATTAAAATCACAGCAGGGTCGTTGTGCAATCTGCCGTAGAGAACCTTGCAGCGGGGAGAACTTCGCCGTAGACCATTGCCATCAGACTCAAAAGGTTCGAGGGTTGCTCTGCATAACTTGCAATACTGCGATTGGGAGTTTGCACGATGATCCTGAACTTCTAAGGGCGGCTGCCGCCTACTTGGAGAAATAATGGACGACAACGTCTACCGAGCGATGATTGAACTCTGCACCAGTATCGGTGCAGCCAAATTCAACGGCTTCACCCACAACGAAGAAGAGGCACTGCTCTACGAACAACTCTGCCGCACGATCACCAAACAAGCGAAAATCAACGAACTCGCCATCGACGTGAGCATGGACGACATAAAGGAACAGTTTCCCGAACCCAAGCACCCTGAAGATGAAGAACCGGGAGCGCCTGTCTGATGGTCATTGACAAGGATTACGCTGTCATATTGTACAATACGATCCGGGAGTATCACAATCGTTATCGGCATGTTGATGGGACTCAGGACCGCCCGATGCACAAGGAAGAGATGATCTTCTATATGTCGCATCTGCGATTGTGTACCAAGCACGCCAAATCGCTTGAGTTGCAACTGGATGAGCAAATCGCAGGGAGAGAGAATGCTGCCAACCCCTCTGGAAGCGGTTAGAGAGAAGATCAGATTCCGGTGCGGTCAACTCCGCGCCGTGCATCGGATTTCCGAAACGAAAGACTTCGCCAATGCGTTTGCTAAAGCGAATGAGGAACAACGGGCGAAACTGATACTGATATCAAATGCGAAAGATATGCGTGTCTGGATGGCAATGGCGAACAACCAGCCTCTTGCGGCGCTTAGTTATCGTAAATTGCGGGATATGGCCAAGTCTGAAAACGTGTTCAACTACAGCAGGCTGACTCGTGACGAGATCATCGCTGCACTGGAGCAACGTCGTGCAAGAAGCGTGGAAACAAGTACAAGACCTCATTGACGAACTCAAGCCGCTCTTAGCAAGAGCCGGCGTCCCGGTGCGTCAGGTCACGATGCCAGATGCAGACCCGGACGTGATTCCGTTGTCGAAGTTCAACGAAATCTTCGACTGGCTGCACAAGTTCCAATTGAGCGACGAGTGGGTCGCTGTCCTGAAAGTCTGGGCATTGGTGCCACCGCATCAATGGGCCGGTTATGATCTGCACGAATTGACTGGACTGCAAGAACAGATTCTTCTGGAAGCTGCTCTTGCCAAAGCACGCAAACGCTGGAAACTCGAACGACCCTCATTCTTTGGAAGGAAATTCCGTGCCAAAAACGACAAAGGCGACAACGATCCCGAGTTTGAAGACCTTGAAGAAAACGCTGACCGACTCAGCCAGGAATCCGAGGATTCCGCCGTATAACGTCATCGCCGAGACGGCGACCGTTGACTACCTGATCCAGAACTCAGTCTTGGAGTTGCGAGGCGAAAATGCCAAAACCGTCCAGTCCCTCGAATCAGTTATCAGCAATCTTGGCCTCGCCCTCTGCCGGCTTAAAGCTGACCAACGAGACAATAGCTAAGTACGGACTCGAACCGACCTTTCGTGGGACGGTCGAGAATCCGACGGTTACTGTCAAAGGGAACAGTCATCCTTGCGGGGACGAGATTGAGTTTCAAATCTTATTCAAGATGGGCAAGTTTCAGCCCTACATCGCCGACATTGCCCACAACGGGCACGCTTGTTGCTTAACGACAGCGGTCGCCGACGTACTGTGCTGGAACCTTGTCGATCGCGGCCTGGACCGTTTGATATCAATATCAAGAAGCGATGTGATTGATCCGGGTCTCGAAGTTAAGACGAACCGGGAAGGCTGCATCCGACTTCCGCTTGATCTGATAAGGCAACTGTATGAAAACGCCAAAGCTCTACGACCAGAAGGGACCGGAGTGGACAATCCAGCAAAACTTAATCAAGTTCATGATTGAACGTGGTTGGTTTGTCAAGGTCATCCACGGAAGTGTGTTCCAGTCCGGCCTTCCTGATCTGTTCGCTTGCCAGCGTAAGTATGGTTCGCGTTGGATCGAAGTCAAGAATCCGTTATCGTATAAGTTCCAGCCGACGCAATTGGAAGTCTTCCCACGGATGATGTCCGAGGGCGTCGGCGTCTGGGTGCTGGTTGCAGCGACCCAGGTCGAGTACGACAAACTATTCAAACCCCCTAACTGGTGGCAGTATCTGCCAATTGCAAAATGACAAGATCAACCCACACCTATGTCGTGCTGAAAATCAGCCCGGCGGCTTACAACGAAATCAGCGAAGCGTTGCGTGCCGCCGGCTACGATCAAGCGTTCATGGATGACCCGCATCGGGACTCCGATGTTCCCTTGATCGACATGCACGGCATCGCGCTTGACAAGAAAGGTCACGACTGATGCCGCTCCTCTTCATCGACGAGTTTGGCAACCAGACGCAGCAGAAAGAAATCACCGAGACGGATATCGAGGCTGCCGAAGACGGTTGCCTCGATATCTTCCGTCTCAATGGTGATCGCTTTCAGATGCTCATTCACCAAAACGAATGGGTTGATATTCAAGACGGCCCTGCTGCCACGGAGCCACCATGCCCTACATAAAATCCGAGGCCCGACGTTACTTTGATTCTGATATCCATTCGGTGTCCCTGAAGCTGCGAGAAGAACGGCATCGGGACACGTCGTCCGTTGATGGCAATTGCAATTATGTCATCAGCCGGATTGTGGCATCCGCCTTCGGACCACAACTGGCCGGTGAGAAGTGGCGATACTGGATGATTGCCAGAGCGATGGGTTGCTTCATCTGTGCGGCCCTTGAGTTCTATCGGCGGGTTGGTGCCTGCCGTGAGGATGACGTAATCACCGAAAATGGTGACATTCCCGAATACGAAAGACCCAAACAATGAGCGACCGTATCTATCTTGCTGGACCCATCACTGGCCTCAAACATGCCGACACTATCGGCTGGCGTCAGAAGTTCACAGCCCTGCTTGCCGGGACTGCGATTCAATGCTTCTCGCCGATGCGCGGGAAAGACCACTTGAAACTGCTCGACAAGATCGAGGGATCATATCCCGATAATATCCTGTCGCGGTCGCGGGCGATCATGACCCGCGATCACTTCGACTGCACGCGGGCGACAATCGTCGTCGCCAATTTGCTACGCGAATACATGCCGGAGAACGGCCTGCCGTCGCTGGGCACTGTCATGGAAATCGGCTGGGCCTTCATGGGCCGTGTGCCGCTCATCGCCATCATCGACGAGAAGGATTCGCCTTACGACCACCCGATGATTAACGAAGCCATCGGGTTCCGAGTCACCACTCTCGAACAGGCTGCCGAGACGGCCAAGATGATCCTGTATCCGGTCTGATGATATTCAAAATCATTGTGACCATCTTTTCGATATGGCTGTTTCTAGGTCTTACCTTTGGAGAACCGAATGTCAAACGCGGGAAGTGTCGAGAAAACTGGTTCATCTTCTGGTTCTGATCTTGCCAGCCGGATGATTGATGAAGCCCTTGCTTGGGGTCATCGGCAACGCCGAATCAAGGAAGGCAATAAGCAGGCAGCACGCGAGCATGAGGCCGATCTTCGGAACGGCCAGCACAAAATCCGACTGCTTATGGCCCTGCGTTCGGGGTATGAGAAGCGGGTTACGGATGATGCAATCGACGCACTTGCTGCCGTCGAATCCCAGGTCGCCGCCAATGGCATCTGGAACTGATAGGTTCCTGTGATTGAGGCCGGGCGCTCCCTTTCCAGCCCCGGCCTCTCACGGCTTTTGATACCAGTATCAACGGAGCAACCATGTTCAAATTCATGTTTCAGACTGCTCAACTTCTGATCGGTATGGCGATCCTCGGGGTCGCTGCGTGGTTCGGTGTAGAGTATCTTGTGTACGGACTCCGTTGGGCTGCCATCTACAGTGCGATCTACCCGGACTACTTCCAGTACGGCGGAACGCTGCTGACCTTCGCCGCCCTGCTCAATCTCGTTGCCCAGAAGAGTAAGATATGAGCAAATTCGTACTGTGGATCGCGGGTGCTATCGTGGGTTACAGTTGGGCCTACGAAGACCCAAAAGAAATTGGCCTCGGCCTGCTCCTGACGCTTGCTGTGACGGGAGGTTGCCGTGCGGTTAATCGAAAGCCCAAATAAGTTCTCCTGCCTACCTTGTTCGTTTGCAATGGTACTTGAGATCAGCCTTAGCGAAATGTTGGGAAGGATCGGACATAACGGCGATGAGATCATTTGGCCTCACTTACCGGAACCTCAGCGACGGCGTGCATTCCACATACAGGAATGCGCGGCCGTCGCTTTTTCGTTAGGCTTCGGTGTCATGGAATTCCAGTTTGGGCCTACGTTGACGCCTGACGGGAAATCCGTGTATGACGTGCCAGTGAATGTCAATATCCGAGAATTGATGTCAGTATCAAATGGCGTGCTCATGGGTCGCGGACGCCAACATGGACACGCTGTCGGTTGGGATGGGAAGCACGTTCACGACCCGCTAGGCATCATTTATGATATTGAAAATCAAAACCTATTTGCCCCTTTCAGTTATTTCCTAATATCAAATCAATTTTCGCACTTCGGATTTGCAAAATCTCCAGTATCAAATCAAAATGAAAAATCTTGAAAATCTTTTTGGAATACCTCTTGTATTAGCGCGTCGCGCTTGACCGCGTGTTGACCTGTCGAATATACTGGTAGATGATCGGAAAGCGCCGCGCGCATTCGATCAGCCCGACCGTCGGCCCGACCTGCCCTATACCTCATATATGGGCGCAATCGGCCCGACGGAACGGCCAGACGGAACGGCCAATTTACAACGAATGTAGATGCGTTGATACGTCGGCCAATTTGATTTGATATTGGCAATTTGATTGATACTGGTATCAGAATGATACTGCTATCAAGACTCTGATTTCCGCATCAGCCCGATAAGCAGAGCGAACGCAAGAAGCGCGACGCCTCGGGATTGTGGCGGAACCCCACAAGTATGTATATTCGCCGCAACCGGCGTTTTTCCCGCATGGATCGTTTCCATTCCACTTTTCAAGAAAGCGAGGTTTGATACCAATATCAATTTGTTGATATGATGGATCGTTGAGCCATGAAACATTTATGGGCGTTTCAATGCCAAGACATTCCGACATTCAGCAAGCGAGGAAAGAAACGACGTGCCGTAGACCATCGGCGGTCACGTCGAGTGAGAGAGAAGAACAACCGAGTGGCAAATACACACGATGCCACGGTTGCGGTGGATTAGTTATCAAACCCTGTCTTCTTTGTAGACTGATAGCAATGGAGTCCTAATATGACCATCGACATGAAAGCGAAACTCGAAGGGGTTGCAATATCAAAGGCGAACTCATTCCGCCCGCATCATCCTGAAAAGCAACGCAAGAGTCGTAGGCGATATGGACAGAAGCAGGGGAACCTTCCGAAGAACAAAAAGACTTTGAAGTTTGCCCCGCCAGAAGCTCCTGTAGTCCCTGACTTCATGAGGGAGATTCTTGCGAGATACGTTAGTACGCCTTTCTGAAGAACGAATTGCGATACTGATATCAAAGTTGCCTGACAAGGAAGCCAGGGATGAACTGGTCGTCGGGCATTTGAGACTTGGAAAGTATTTAGTGGGCCGCGTCCGCCGACAATACGGCGGTGACTCGGGCGATTTGCTGGGTGCTGCGACACTGACGCTCATTAAGTGCGTCGATCGTCTGGCTTCCGGGGATAAGGTGTTAAGTGATGGCAATATCAGTCGGTGGCTAACGATTGAAATGATTGGTGCAATGCGGGCAGAAATATGCAACAGTGCATTAGTCAGAATACCGAAAGCTACCTTGCTCCGGCACGTTGCCGCGGGCTCCCGAATGGGAATGACTCGCCTTGACTTAACGGATGCCGTACTAGGTTCGGTGTCTAACCCGAAGCGATACGAGGATCAAGACCGTGCAGAAATGGAACGTCTTGATAGGGTCAAAAGCATTCTTAAAACCGATCTGGAGCACAAGGTCTTTGATCTGAGATATCAAGGTCTGAGTGATACAGAAATTGGCGATTTGATTGGAATGAATCCTCGATCTGTTTTTCGCATCCGCGAAGACATTGGCAAACGCTTTATGGAGAGTGAGAATAATGGTGAATAGCGCTATGACAGCGAAAACTCCGGCTACGAAGGTCGGTTCCCTCAAAGGTGGACGTTCGGAAGTGATTGACGAATGGACGGCGAAGTACAATGAATATCTCAACAATCCCCCGCAGCCCGGCACAATTCTGCGTGCTTTCGGCGACAACGAGATGGCCAGGATTGATGTTGATATCGAACAGGGCAAACCGCCCTTCTTGTACGGCCGGGCATACGTCCCGTGCATTGTCGGAAGTCCTCTCGGTTGGTATCTCCAGTCGAAGGATAACACTTCAGCGTATGGTTGGAAGTGCATTCTTCTGCCGAAAGCAAGGGAAGAAGCGATTCGCAGGTTGGGCTTGTCTCAGCCGGTGATGACAGTCTTCGCTCTGAAAGTCGTTCGTATGTCTCAGTCAGGCAACAGTTTGCTCTGCGAGATTTGCGAGTTCAATCCGCCGCAGGTTCCGCCTGTACAACCAACAGAAACGGCAGCGGCATAATGTCCTTATTCGATCGCGTCGAGTTTGATGATCTTGTCCCGGATGAAGAAAGGGGATTTGATGACCGGAAGCTGCCCGCCATGATATCGAGTATCAGAATGCAACGCTGCGTCTGCAACCCGATTCAGGTTCGTGAGATTGTGGGCACTACCAAGTACAGAGTTGCCGATGGTATGCTCCGCTACACGGCCCTATCACGGCTTCCGTTCAGTCATCCTGCTCGATTGTCGATTCCAGTCGAGATTCTCTAGTCCTGGCAACAGGCTAGAGAATCTCTTTTGAAAGGTGGTGTTAATGCAGCAATCTTAGGTTTGTTTGATTTTTGATTCCAATATCACTTTTGGAGATTACGATGCGTAAACGCAACATGCAACTCGGTGCAACAATCCGAGAGTATCTCACGAATCACCCAGAAGCTACGACTGAAGAAGTCATGGCCGCGACGGGTGCCAAAGTCAAACAACAGGTCTACCAGCAAAAGACCTACATGAAGCTGAACAACAAGGTTCGGCGAACAACGTCGCGTATGACGGAGTCGCAGCGACCTGCGATTGCCGCCGCGAATGGTGTCCCCGATCCGGTGAACATGGAAGTATCGCTGCCGGCGGCTGGACTCCGCCTCAAGCTCAAGGAAGGCAAGAAGATGGTGGGAACCCTGGGTATTTCGCACCAGGGCATTCGTTTCACGCCGGCAAACGGAAAGAAGATGCCGGCCAATCAAATGCCGTGGCGGGTGCTGAAAGCCCTGTCAGGCATCGAGGTCGGCTAGTCGTAACAACAGTCCTCTGCCCGGTTGATATCAGTATCAACCGGGCTTGAGGCATTAGCAGAGGTTAGCTTAGTTTGGACCCACCAAAGGGAACCACCTGACAAAGAAAGGCGGTGCGCCATGAAGTTCTAACCCTCAAATGCAAATGATCTTCAAGGCAGAGATGATGCAAACCGAGTGTGAGAATCAAAATGGAGTCAACCCTTACGGAGAACGTGATACCATGAACTAGAGCCAGAAATGGCTTGCTGGTAAAAGTCCGCTGTAGCTCAGTGGTAGAGAGGGACGGGCAAGACCTGTCCAGGTCGCGGGTTCGAATCCCGCCAGCGGACCTGTGTGTTGCGTTAGTCAGGTAGGAGCAGACCTAGTGGGACGGGAGTGGAGAGCATTAAGGAATGGCAGTAAGGCCGATCAGCCAGAACCCACCCTATGTTCGATCCATAAACGGAGTGGCAGTGACGCCTGATAAGCTGATCGTGTCCACACCGGCCTGACTTTTGATACCAATATCAATCTGGAGCAAACATGAAGACAATCGTGCTTCCGAACGAGTTGACGGCAAAACTTCACGACGTAACGGTGAACAGTGAGAATCGGTGTCAATGCTGCGGGGATATGTGCCTGCAAGTCCAAATCGACGGTGAGAACATACACGGCTACCAGCCGCTCGCCAACGGCTATACTGGCTTCATCATCCACGATCAACGGTTCATCTTCCGTCGCACGCTCGATCAGTTGCGTGTGGAAGCTGGACTCCTGACCGCCGATGAATTCGCCGAGGCCGCTTACGAAGGGGCATGATGAAACTCATGGTGATCTGGGCCTCGCCGGCCGGCATTCTTGAATTGATGAAACGGATGCAAGAGCACAAGTTTGATTTTCAAATCGAATTTGTCCAAAGCGGTGTAGCGTACCTGACTTCAAGTGCAATCAGATGGTCGCACATGGAGTTGTGGTTGGCCGAAATCAGAAAGCAAGTCGAGACTGACTTTTACCCGGAAATGGTGGGACTATGAGTCAATACAATTGCCCGTGTGGACGTATCATGGCGGGCGACGTGCCGGCCGATGGAACCTGCCCCGGATGCGGGACTCCGTTCGTGACTCTCGAAATCAATATGCGGGTGGTCTGCACTTGCTGCGGCGGCACCGGATTCTATGATCCGTTGTTCGGCCCGCGTGAGCCGTGCGGCACATGCAAAGGCGAGAAGTTCGTCGATGCCCCGAAAGCCAAGCCGGCTGTGAGTTCCCAGTTCAACGACAACGAAAAGTTGTCGGCTGATATCAGACCGATGGGTGCCCGCAAATACATTGACGCTGCCACGACGGCCGACGAGCGGCGACTCCGTAAATCGGTTGCATTTGGCGTGATGTACGGCGGGAACGCTGGCGAGGTTTCGCGTAAGCTCAGAGAGAACATGGAACGGAAGCCACTGACTCCCGAAGAGAACATCTTAGTGGAGTATGCTCAAAGAGATATCGAACGGACACAAGCACTGGCGGATTTCTACCGGGCTGATCTCGGTGAGCCGCATGTGCCAACGCCGCGTAACAATGAAGCCGATGCCCTCGCGTATAACGCAGCCCTCGGCTGGATGCCGGTGAACCAGCATTCGGTTCTAGGTGACGTGAAGGAAATGACGCCGGAAGGCATCAGGACGATGACGCCGGATGACTATATGGAGTACCGTCGAATACTAGGATTCGACAAGAATAACGTCCCGTTCAGCCGCCGGCAGAGCGAAAGCAGGATGCACCGCGTCGGACACAAGGTTGGTGAGATTGGTCTCACTTTCACCATTCCGAACGAAATGCAGGACAAGATCGAAAAGGTCGATACATTGCTCCGCAGCTTCGTTGTGCAGTTGAAAGACCTTGGTGTTAAGGTCGAATCCGCGACAGCCGCGGTTGACAAGTTGCGGGTCGCTCTCGACATTGATACTAAAATCAATTCGACCTGGACTCGCAAGCCGTTGCCAAACTATCAGCACATCCCGGACTACGTCTTCAAACCAATGTTCGAGGCTTCGATCATCGAAGACGAGTCCAGTGTCCTGAAAGACATGGATTTCAAACGCATCGAAGCAATGATGGAACGCAAACGAGCAATCATGCAACTCTCAACATTCAAGGCGATGACCGAAGTCCCGCCGCTCTACTATGATCCCGAGACAGGAGCAATCGCCCGCAAACCGTGAACTGGTCGCAGTATCAACTCGCCGTATTCGATCGTGTCGGTAGACCCGGCAACCTGTTTGTGAAAGCTGTCGCTGGCAGCGGTAAAACGACTGTGATTGAGGAATACATCAAGCGTATTCCATTTGAGCGATCTGTGCTGGCGATGGCATACAATTGTCATATCCGCGACGAGTTGATGCGACGGCTGTCGCCCTATCCGAACGTGACCGTGAAGAACCTGAACGGGTTCGGCAACGGGATCATCAAAGAGAACACGGGCTGGGCGAAAGTCAAAGATACCAAGACGATTGACGTGTTGTTCTTCGACGTTCTCGGCGGTGCGAAGTCCGAGGCGTTGAAGTCAGTCTATTACAAGACCAGACGCGGTGTCGAGAAGATTGTCGGCCTGTGCAAGAATATGTGCATCTGGGCTCCGACAGCCGACGACATCATCGGCCTTGCGATGGATTTTGATATCAATGTCCCGGATGAGGTTCACTCCTGGGTCGAGATGATTCAGAAGACGATGGAGTTGAGTTGGCAGAAGCCGAAGACAATTGACTTCGACGATCAGATTGCCTACCCTCTCTATCACAAGATGGACATTCCGCAGTTCGATGAAGTCGTCGTTGACGAGGCACAGGACTTATCTTCTTCGCAGCGGGAACTCTGCATCCGAGCGAGTCGAGATAAGTTGGTTTTCGTCGGTGATCCGAGGCAGGCTATCTACCAGTTTCGAGGCGCAGATGAGAAATCAGTCGAAACGATCATTGCTACGGCTGATTGCATTGTACTGCCACTTAGCGTGTGCTATCGTTGCAGCAAGGCCGTCGTCAACGGTGCGAAGAAACTGGTGCCTGATATCGAATATCACCCCGCCGCCAAAGAGGGTATCTACGACCGCATGTCGGAAGAAAGGTATCGGGGCTGCGTCGTTGGCGGCGATGTTATTCTCTGTCGGTGTACCGCTCCACTTGTTCAAGAATGTCTTAGGCTTATCCGAGAGGACAACAAGGCTACCGTAAAGGGCCGAGACATTGGCGAGAAGTTGCTGGAGTTGGTGGATGCGGCAACAGGTGACGAGGGACTGTCTGTCGAACACTTTGCCACCGAACTTCATCTGATCGTTGCCGACAAGATCAAGCGACATCCTAAGAACGAACAGGAATGGCAGGACAAGCAGGACACGATCGAGTGTTTCTTCTCGACCTGCCAAACTGTTGCTGATATCAAAAGGAAGATCATCTCGATCTTTGAAGACAAGCAGGATGAATCGGGCATCCGGCTTATGACGGTTCACAAGTCAAAGGGACTTGAGAATCGTCGAATCTTCCTGATCCGGCCCGACTTGCTGCCGCACCCTAAGTCGAGAGACTTGGAAGCGGAAAACAATCTTCATTACGTTGCCATCACCCGTGCAAAGGAAGATTTCTGGTATGTTGACGCTCCGCAAAAACGATAGCAAGTGTCCGAACTGCGGCCGTTGCACGGATATCCAGAACAGGGGTGAGAACAGTCCAGAAAAAGTGTGCATGGGCTGCGGGCATGTCTGGCATCCCACGACTGACGGGATGCAGAACGTGCGGGTTCGAGTAATCGAACCTAACTCCGTCTGGAAGGGAGAGATTGGTAGTATCAAAGAGATTCTACCTATTACCGGCCGGAACATCCGCGTAGCATTCAAGCCGTCGAAGACGGACACATTCGCTGATCTGTTTCATACGTCACACCTGGAGCAATTATGATCTGTCTTGAAACCGGCCAGATGAAGGTGAATGATATTGAAGATCAAATTGACCGATGGAGCGTATGGTTTCTCACGCCCGAAGGATCGTTCCCGACTCTTCAAGAGGCGAGGGATTCATGCACCAAAATCAATTACCCGCATCACCTAATCCGTCCGGTGCCGGTTGCCCTGGGCCAGAAGATATTCGAAATCATAAATTGGTGAAACGCCAACGATGGAAAGAGTGGCGACGACGTTTCGACGGACTGTTTTCCTGGCTCGGTGCTGGTACGACCGAGCCGTTCATCATCGAATGGCTACCCGAGGAAAATCATGATAGTGATTGATGATCCGGTGTATCTCGAAATCACAATCAGCGGTGATATGACATTCATCGTTGTTATCGACGCAGAAGATGATCCGGCGCAATTTGCTCTCGGACTCTCAAACAAGATCAACAAGTCAGTTGATTTCAATGTCATTCCTTTCCTTAATGGTGGCACATGATAGTGAAAGGAAGACTGACGCCTGAAGGTTCAGACGGTGAATTCACGGCCCAGATCATGGACCGAAACCGGGGCATCCGAGTTGACCATACCACGGTGCCAGCATTCTGGGTTGAGGCTCTGTTTGATACTGAAGACATCGACAAGCTGGCGACCAAGAAGGTCTACATCATGACGCGGGAAGTAACCGGAGAGAACACGACGGTTCTCGGCACCTTCCGCCGGATGGGTGAGGCAAGACGGATCGCTTGGCAGCAGAAGCGACCGGAGTATGCTAAGATTCATTGCTGGGTGTCGCGGCGTGTCGAGACTCCGCAGGAACGGCTAAGACTCAACGCTTCTGATATCAGTATCGTTGTGACGGAGTACCCAATCCTATGACTCTGGACTCCGAAGGCTTCGAGCGTGCCGCATTCGCGTTGCGTCACGCTCTCGAATCATTCCACGGAATTGACACGCATCAACTTATGTTGTGCATGAACAAGTTCGAGGAAAGCGTAATGCGAATGGGCCGCATCGCTGGGATGCAGGCAGCTAACGATCAACGGAAAGCCATCGGTGATACGATGGCCTATACTGAACAGGACTTCCTCAATGCCTAAATGCTCTGATTGCGGCGGCAGCGGTAAGTATCAGCCTCTGATCGGCCCACCTGAAAACTGCACCAAATGCGGCGGCAGCGGAAATGATACTGGTATCAATGTTGGCCCGATTGATGCCCAGTGGTTGAACCTGACATTGTCCACCAAGAATCATGCTGGCGTGCAGGTTGGTCAGTGGTACGTCTGGGGACGGGACTACAACAAGCCAATCCAGATTTGGGATGAAGTCGATGTACGATTTGACGACTTCAGGCTGCTGGCCGTTGATACCCGGCACTGTCAAGGTATGCCGCATGATGAACAGCAGAAACAGATGAAGATGATCTTTCAGGATGATCGGCCAGACGAATTCAGTCTGCTTCAAAAGATTGAAGCTGATAATAGAATCAATCATGTGTTTCCGCCTACCATCTTCGTCGGCCCGAGGATTCAATTCTTCATACCTGACGGCCACCACGTTGCTTTCAATCATGTGTATACGGCTACCAGCCGTAAAGCGTTCTGTGGCGATATGCACGGTCCTGGTCCGATGATGCGTGGTATCCGAGGCCAGAAATGGCGACTCGGAAGTACCCAAGTCTCGACCCCGAAATACTCGTGGTACGCTCCAACAGTGAAAGAACTCCCATAATGTCGAAGCGACAATACGTTCAACTGGCCCATCCCTACGAACAGAAAAAGCATCTAATCGCGGGAAAGTATGTGTCCGAGAAGCTGGACGGCGAACGGGCGATCTGGGACGGCGGTGTCAGCCGAGGGCTGTACGCTGACGAAGTGCCGTACTCTAATACGGCGAAAGACAAGAAACGATTTTACGCGACGGGCCTGTGGACCCGCCGCGGTAAAGTCATTCATGCCCCGAACTGGTTCCTCGACAAGTTGCCGAAAGCGGTACTTGACGGGGAACTCTTCGCCGGTCGAAGTCTGTTCCAGACATTGTCATCTGTCGTGCGAAATCAATCTGGCACGTCGGACTGGAGCAATATCCGATACATGATCTTTGATGCTCCGCCGTTGGAGACATGGCTGTCTGACGGAGAAATCAGCGACAAGCCGCACTTCGTCAAGACGCTCAAGGGCTGCATCGAGTGGTGGAAAGCCAGGGAGCGGCAAGTCAGCCAAGTGATACCGAGAATCACTTTCAGGGAACGTCAAATCTACCTGAAGATGATGAAGTTGCAGGAACCTTGCATCCTGCATCCGCAGACGTTGCTGCCGGATGGCGAGAAGTCGGCTATCGAAAAGGTCAACGAACTTCTGGACTCCGTGCTCGATCTCGGCGGCGAGGGTTTGATATTGAAATCAGCGACCAATCTTTGGACCGGCGAGCGGACCAACGATATGCTGAAGTTCAAGCCCTGGCACGACATGGAAGCCGAAGTCGTCGGGTACACGACTGGCCGGGAAACAGACGCCGGCAGCCGGTTGCTCGGCAAAATGGGTGCTTTGATTTGCAAGATCAAAGCGGGTGAGTTCAAGGTCTCTGGATTCAAAGATGTTCAGCGTGTGCTGGCCGCAATCGGCGGCGACGGAAGCAGAGATGCTCCGGGTTGGGCATCGGAGAATCCTGACTCCGTGTGTCCGCCGTGGATGCACAATCCACTGTATCCGCGTGGATCGGTGGTCACGATCAAATACCGGGAGTTGACCGATTCAGGGCTCCCGAAAGAAGGTCGATTCTGGAGAACATTCAGTGCATAAATATCTGATCGTGGTCAATCAAGTGACCTATGTTATGCAGGCAGCCGATCACACGACCGAAGCGCTGGAAGAATGTCGGCGTAACTGGCCAAATGATATTGCAATCACTTCGATGGTGGTTCTGGCCAGATTCGGTGATTTGGACGGTGACACTTTCACGATAGGAAACCCACCATGAAGGGCTTTATCGAGGTTACGATCAGCAACGAGAAAGTGTTGCTGAACATCACGACGATCGACATGATCGCCCCGCGGCCGGCATCCGCCGGTTCCCAGATCACTGTCTTCTTCGGCGGTCCCAATGAAGACGATACAGTTCTGTACGTCTCCGAGACTTACGATGAACTCAAACAGAAGATTGTGACGGCGACGCAATGACCCGGCGTGAGAAAGAGTTGTTCTCAAGAGCGATCATGTTTGCTTGCAACGTGCAAAACGTGCCGCTCGACGATGGTGTTGGGATGAATCGGGTAGCTCGTGAGATCGCCGATCACCTGACGTTTGATGTTAGCCACGCTGAAATCATAGCGGCGTGTGCTGTAAATTTGGCCGGCAAAGGTAAACGCCGGTGCGTTCCTGATTCTGATTTGTTGTACCGCCTTCAACGAGGAAACTCATGAACGATTTCTGCTTCAACGACAATGCCAATACCCGAGATAGACACGTCCGTAACGGATATCACATTGGTCGTCCCGCAGCAACTCAATGTCAAACAACCGAACAACTCGAAGCCTGTGGCTTGATTGGAGTCTATGAAAACAAAATCGACGCCGAAGACAGCTTTCCAGATCAGGATAATGCAGCACGACCCGATGAAAGAACACAAGCTGGGGTTCTTTCTGGAGTTGTACCAATTCAAGAAGCCGACCTGGGATTCCATCAAGAAGGCTCTTGAGGCCCAGATATCGGATATCGAATTCGATCTTCTGGAGAAGCACGAGCCGAACAGGGACTACAACGTCATGGCGTCCCGTCGAGCGTGGATTCAAGACCTCGTTCGTCACATCCCAAAAGGGAAGACTGCACCGCTGCCGGAAGATGCCGGTCGAGCACTGCGGATTCGGGAAATCGAGATAGCCTGATTTCAATATCAAAGGTGTACCAATGAGTGATCGTCGAAGACTTCGTACACCAGAAACCAAGTGCTATCATTGCGATGGGAGCGGGATGGCTAAGAACGGCATCACGCTGTTTGAGATTTGCGTGCATTGCAACGGCTGGGGCGTCGTGCTTCCGCCAGAACGACCAGAGCAAAGAAAGGCAAAGAGAAATGGGATGTCCGATAAAACCCGGCAACGAAAACGTCGCCCGCCTCGCTAAAGCGTGGCACTTCGGCAAGCGTGACGCAAAGCCCGACATGAAGGCGGTCGCCGCGTATCATCAGTCGAAGCGTCCGCCGAGAAAGGGGAAGGCTACGCCATGAAGTTCGAGTTCCTTCAATTCCGTCGCTACCTCGACAAAGACAAGAAGTGCGAACGGACGTTGAATATCAATCCAATCCTAATCACCGCCATCGAGAAAGGCGACAAGAAGGATGAAGTGGTAATATGGGTATCGGGAGCACTGCATCCGCTCCATGTTGTTGGTAATGTGAAGTTGATTAAGTTGGCCGTCGAAGCGGCCATAACCAGCATCATCAAGAGCATCAAATGCGAAAGCCAAAATACCTGAGTCCGTCATCCGTCAAAGCGTGGGACTCGAATCGGGACGAGTTCTATCTGAAGTATCTGGCCGAGAATCGGCCGGAGAAGTTCCCGCAAACCAAACCGATGGCTGCGGGGTCCGCATTTGATGCTGCAATCAAATCGTATCTCTACTACAAGCTGTTCGGGAACTACGGCCCGAACAACCTGTACGAGCCGACGACAATCTTCGAGGCACAAGTCGAGAAGCACAATTGGGATTGGGCACGCCCGGTCGGGAAGCACATTTTCGACCGTTATTGCCTATGCGGTGGCATGGCCGATCTGATGCTCGAATTGCAAAAAGCGGCTGGCCCGCCGCGATTTGAGTTCAGCATCGAAGGTTTCATCACCGGGAAGGCTGCGAGCGTGCCCGTTTTGGGCAAGCCTGACGTGTTCTTCGTGAACGCCGAGGGTGCGAGAGTCATTCTGGACTGGAAGGTCAACGGCTATTGCAGTAATAGCGCGACGAGCCCGAAGGCCGGATACGTCAAGTGTCGGGACGGTTGGCTGCCCGGCGAACGGAAAGCGACGAGGGGTTCGGGAATGCCGCACGCAAGCTGCATCCCGACCAGCTATCTTGGTATCAGTATCAACAAGCAGATACTGATGGAACAGGTCGATGTGGACTGGGCCAACCAGTTGTCGATCTACTCCTGGCTGCTTGGCGAGGAAGTCGGCTCACAAGACCTGATTATCGGGATCGACCAAATCTGCGGTCAGCCCGGCGAATCAGGGATTCCGTGGCTCCGATTCGCCAGCCACAGATGCCGAATCGGTGGCGAATATCAGTTCGCGTTGCATCAACACGTTCAGGATATCTGGGCTCGCATCGAGTCCGGCCATATCTTTGACACCATGACCGAGGAACAGTCGCTGGTCCATCAACAAGACCTCGACGCGATGGCGAAGAACCTGACCGGCGACGACGATCTGTCCAAATTCATGAGCCAGATGCGTCTGGCAAATGCGTAATCCATTTTGATATCAACATCAACCGAGAGCCATGTGACGAACAACCCATTTGGTAATTGGCGTCCAGGGCTCAAGGGCGGTGCATCCCCAGAGTTTTACAAAGATGCTTTGACGGGACTGTACGTGTTACTCGGCATGATGTTTGGTTTCACTGTGCTCATGCTCATTGTGTTATTCTTTCTGAAAGGTTGCTTATGAAGTACGTTTCAATCGACCTTGAGACGACTGGTCTCAACCCGGACAAGTGTCAGATTCTGGAGATCGGTGCTGTGTTCAATGATGACACCGTTCCGCTCGCCGCTTGTCAGGTCTACCACCGGCTCATTTATCCGCCGGGTGGCATCTTTAAGGGCGAGGCTTACGCCCTGTGGATGAACGCCCACATCCTCAAGGAAATCCACGATCTTAACACGGCGAAGGCCGGGAAGGACAAGCTGATCGAGAACGGTGATTTGAAATATCAATTCGCCGAATGGTTGTATCAACTCGGCTACGAGAAACGCGACGACAAAACCGCTGGCGTCGTCGCGGCCGGGAAGAATTTTCAAGGCTTCGATCTGCGATTCCTTCGCCGGTACGACGTGGAAGACCTGATTATCTTCAAGCATCGGGAGATCAATCCGGGGATGTACTCGCACCAGTTGGCTGACGACGTGCCGCCGGATACGGCAGCCTGTCTGAAGCGTGCTGGCCTGGAAGGTTCGGTCAAACACCGAGCGGTGGATGACGCTCTCGACGTATGTCGTCTCATTCGGACACACTTCGGTGTTCCGATCTGATGAAGGAATACGTCTGCGTCTACGTCAAATCCCTTGTGCCTAACCATTGCCTTTTGATACGGAAATCAAGCCCGGACTGGCAGAAGGGAAAGCTGAACCTAGTCGGCGGCAAAATCGAACCGGGAGAAACGGTCGAGCAAGCTGCGAAAAGAGAGCTTGAAGAAGAGACGGTACTTGTCGGCTTTAACTTCAAGGTCCGTGGTGCAGTAACAGGCAAGAAATGTCATGATCCGAAGTACGATCAAGATGGCTGGATTGTCTGGTTTCTGACGTGCGATATCGACGTTGACGTGCTTGAAATCGACCAGTCGCATCGGGAAGAGCCGGTGCAGTGGTACTGGATTGACGAAGCACTGGACATTTTACCTCTGATCCCAAACCTCAAACTCATCATCCCATTACTGGACATAAACGCACCCGACTGGAAACTAACGGAAACTCCGAGCGGTCTTGTGTACGAGTCCTGTAACTGGGAGACGAGATGTATGACCTCAGTATGAAGTCATACTGCCGCGGGCATCTCGACTACCTTGTTGATATTGATATCAAGTCCTATGACGAAGTCTGGGAGCCTAATCAACTTCACAAGGTCGGTCGCGATATCCGTGTCTGTGTGATGGACACGTCGGATGAGATAGTCGGCTTTTATCTGGTCAACGCTCAAGCTGGCCGGTTGGGTCGCTTAATCAAGTTTGCTGTGAAACCGTCCTGGCGTCGTCAAGGCATCGGGACGTTCATGATGGAGAATCTGCTATTGCAATCGTGGGAGCTAACGACTTTGTCGTGTCTTGTGGACGAAGCCGAGCTTCCGGCCCAACTCTTCCTGAAGGAAAATTACTTCGGATGCCGCCGCCAGTTGAAAGGGCGAAATGGAAACATCAACTACCTCTTCACCCGACCAACCTGCGCCCAGCGTGGTGAAACTCGGGCGAGCTAATTTCGACCCAAGCAAGTATTCGTTGATTATCCTCAAGCCGGATGCAATGCTAGGTGATTTGTGGGGAGCAATCATGCACCAACTGGCCATCTTCGGTCACAAGCCGATGTATGGCCGGACGTTGGTGATGACTGATACTGATATCAATTCACACTACGCGGAGCATGTGGGTAAGGATTTCTTTCCACGGCTCGCGGAGTTCATGAAATCTGGCCCGTCATGGGTCATGCTTTCGTTTGGATCGTGGTCAGCAGCACGCGACCTGTGTGCGAACATTCGCAAAGAATACAATACTAAGAACCCTTCAAACCTAATCCATGCCAGCGACTCGCCCGAAGCGGTTTTCCGCGAAGCGAAATTCTGGTTCCCAGGAATCTTCTCATGACTGTCGAATGGATCGGCCCTCGCGGCTTCCGCCGCTGTACTTTGTCGAGAGACCTTGCCACTGCGAAACGAGAGTTCGCCGGCATGGCTCCCTACGTCGAGTACAGCGACGGTGGCAAGACGCTGGGATACACGTTGAACCAATCAACGCCGCAATCACTGGCACCAATGTTTGCGGTGCAACTGCGAAGGGAACGAATATGATTGTGCAATCAAGTGACGGGTACTTCTACCAAAATCCCCGTTTCACGACGACGATTGCCATTGTCGAGTTCACTGACGATGGATGTTTTCTGTTTCGCAAGGGTAATGTAAGCTGGAAAACCGCCGTATCCGTATTGAGGCCACTTGGCATCAAAGCCAAGTTAGTCTTTGGAGCGGTGGCTCCGGGTGCCCAGAAGATCATCAACGGCGATTTGATATCAACGACACAATTCACCATCCAACTTACCGGCCCGATTCCGACTCCACACAATCATCAAGCCTGCATCCGGGAGCCTGTCTCCGACAACGAAGAAATCATCCGCTTCAAGGTCAAGAAACCGCGTCGCACTGTTCCAAGTGATGGCTCACCATGATTGAAGGCGAGACAACGTGGGGTGAGATTGATCTCAATTGGGGTGATATCATGCAACTGCTCCGGGAAAGGTTGCCGGTCCAAGATGAGATCGGACTTAACCGGGCAGGCGTCATGGTCAAGACACAACGCCCTATGATTGAGGATATCGTCTGTGCCCGTTCGGCCCGTGATGATATCCTAATTGCTTATCTGGCTGCTGCCGGCATCATTGTCCGACTAAGCACTTACCGGGAACCAAGATCAATAGACACCGACGCCCACGACAGAATTGGATTCGGCCAGGGTGGCGAGGGACACAAATAATGCAAATCGGCAAATTGACGCTGACGGATCGTCTCTACGAGAGTACGCCCGTCGCATTAACGAACTATCATTCCGTGGAAGCTCTGCGGTATGAAGAGTTCCATACACGGTTGTTGCTGTTTGGACCGAAAGGTCGGGGATTCTGGTCTCCCTTCTGTGAGGTCCAACTGATAAATCGCCTTTCGGATGGCCGCTTAATCGGCGTCTGCTCGGCGATGGAATTCAAAGCGGTGACGTTTCTGGAAATTATGAACGTCGTCGTGGCGGACTATGACCGCCGAGAAATGGCTAAGGCTCTTGATTTCATGCCCTTTGAGATCAAGTCCGGTCATACTTACCGATTTCAATATCAATTCCTGTTAAGGGGACGACAACATGATTTGCGCAGAATGTAGCGGAAAGGGAACTTATGCTCCCTTGTTTGGCCCGTTGGAAAAGTGCCGTGCTTGCGGCGGCACCGGGCAAGCTATCCGCGGTGAAAAGGCGAACAGCGTCATTGTTGACGAAATCGCATCGCCCTTGTGCGGCATCGTGAATAACCGCGTTGAGCGGTATGTCTGGCTTGCCCAGCGTTGGGACGCCCAGAAACATAACCTGACGGCGGGTCGCTGGTATCTGCACGAACCCGGTCGCCAGCCCGATGCTGTAGACGACACGAAGTCGCCGCACAGCAACAAGCTCACGTTCTCGTTGGATATCGACGACAGGGCTCTCAACACTTACCGCGAAGAGTTTCCGTCTCGTGGATTCAAAATCCACACCGAGGTTCGTGATATTGAATATCAACGGGTACTGGGTGAGTACGGATCAAACCCGTGCGTCGAACGTGGAGTCCTGTTCTCCGGCTTCAATGCAAACTGCGGTGCCGCCCGTGTCGAGTTCTTCGCAAGCGAAGATTCAATGGGCATTGCCTTCGTCAATGAGATGTCGAGTTATCGCGTCGTGACTCTGGCATCCGAGTTCAATAACGGCGCGCAAATCTACTTACCTCGCATCGCACACGGTAGACCATGAAGAACCGACCGAAAACCGTCACCTTCACTGATACTGAAATCAAAATCGTCGAACGCCTGATCCGCAGCGGAACGAATAAGGGATTAGGCATTGCTGATCTGATTGGTGGCGAGTATTCCGATTACCTCGAAGGTATGAATGACTCGCAAAAGCTCCAGTTTCTCGTGAAGATCGAAAGAATCGGAATCCTATGAGTTGCGACAGGAACAAGAAGCATGATTTGTATGATTGGCTGTTTCTGCTTTGGTTCGCGGTGATTGCAGTATCATTCGCGTCCCTCGCGTGCAGTTTCTGGCATCCGCAAAGCCGACACGACACTTACACGGCGACCCATGAATACCACTACACCGGGCTCGAAGACACACCGTCTGAACCGTGCGAAGCGTGCAAGTGCAAGGCCGGCGAAGATTGTTGCAAATGCAAGGAACCTTGCCCGCCAGATTGTGACTGCAATGGCTCTTGTGTCTGCGGCTGCCAGAAGGGTGGGGAATGCGGTTGTCCGCGGGCCAAAGATTTGAAAGAGCCTCAAAAAGAGCCTCACGTCACGGAAATCATTATCGACCTTAGCAAACCGTTGAAAGAAGTTCCACCGGACCTGTGTCCGCCGGAAGAACCGGCACCTGAACTTCCTAAGAAACCTACGCCGAAAGTCACTCCGAAGAAACCCGTTCCAAAACTCCCGGACTGTCCTTCACCATGATGCCATTCATCACGGTGGTCATGATGTTCCTGGCTGGGCCGTACTACTCATGGAGTACGGCCCAGTCATACGGTTATGGCTACCGTAGGCCGTTCAGCGTTATAACCGCCCTACCGTCGGCTGACTATTACCCGCCGACGGGCATTCAGGACTGTTGACATGAAAGACGTAATCAAATACGGATTGCCGATTCCGTTGATTGTGATATCAATTATCGTGTACTTTGTCTGGAATCCGCCCAAGTGCAAGTGCAATACCTGCACAGATAAGGTTTGCACGATATGCACTTGCACCAAAGACAAAAACTGCGGCGACGCGAATTGCCGGGTAAAACGATCCCGAAGAGTTCAGAAATAAATTGGCATGTCGTCGAACTTCTCTGCAAAGAAAGCAGCTTCTGGAAATGCACGATGAACCTGGAACTCAACCGCCTGATCTTCAGCAAGATCATCCTGCGGACGGCACGGCAGAACGTCCTGCGTCATCAGCACCTTTGGGCCGACCCCGTCCACGATCCGTAGCCGAATGGATTGACCACGAGATACTCTACGGCACCACTCCACCGACTTCAATTTTCAAAGAACTGCGAGACCCGCCAGTCATGGGACCGATCAGCCCGCTTCAACCAGCACGCAAGCTCCAACCAACATACCGCACCGGGCCGACATGCCGTGGATACATTCATGGTATGGCTGACGAGAAAGGTATCACGCATCCGGTAGCCGCGGTCTTCGAGCAGGCTGATGGCAGAATCACAATCAACCCGCTCCCGCCACCGGAACCGCCGTACACGCAGCACAAACCGGAGATCACGTATCTGTGGGATGACCCGCGTAAGGGCCGCTGTTATCGTCTGAACTTCGGTAAGAAAGAAATCTTCCTGACCTGGACCGAGATTCATTATCTTCAGCAGATGTTGGAGACAGACCCATGTCCGAGCAAGCCGATGGAAAGGGCAGCAACCTCAGGGCGCGTGCAGACGTAAAGAAACGCCATCGTCGGAAAGAACGACGACGGGCCAAGAAAGACCCGGAAACGGCACCGAAGTATCGCAAATATGATGGATACCTGACATGAGAGTTGATACTAAAATCAAATACAGTTGGTTGTGTTTTCGGCGGCTAGTCGCCAGATTAGAGCGGTTGAAGAAAAAGAAGCGACGCACGCTTCGTCCATTCTGGCGATCAGGAAAAAGCTCGAACCGTGCCTATTGGGCACGGGAACGAAGACGAGTGGATGCCGCCCGACGAGAAGCCTCACGCAATCCTCTGTGTTGGAAAGACACCGCACAATGAAGTGGTTCATGGGAGACCCACACTTTGACCACGAACAGGTCATCAATATGTGCAACCGGCCCTTCAAGACGGTTGCGGAAATGAATGATTGCTTGATATCCGAGACAAACTCATTCGTCGATAGGAAAGACGAACTGTATATCGTCGGAGACTTCTGCTGGCACCGACCGGCCTATTTCCGTCAAGCCATCCGGTGCAAGAACGTCCATCTGATCTGGGGTAATCATGACCGGCCAAACTACGCCACATATTTCAAGACTGCTCGCGACACTGCGATGGTTAAGTTTTGCAGCACGTCGAACGATCCTGATACTGGCAAGAGGATTCTGTGCCATCTTTCTCACTATCCTCACGCTTTTTGGCCTGCCAGCCATTATGGGAGCCTACACCTTTATGGACACTTGCACCGCCAGCGAGAGGCGTGGCTTGATATTGCTCTCGGTTCTGACCGTCGCAGTATGGATTGCGGCGTTGATTATATCCATCATCTTACAGGGCGTTTCCGTCCGATCTCCGAATTCGAAGTCGCAGGAATGCTCCTGAAACGAAAGGGCCACGACCACGTTGCCTTCTACAAGGCTTTCCAACAAGCAATAGGTGCTATCGGGAAGAACTAAAATGACTGATACTGATATCAATATCCTTCCATTCCATATCCCATCACCCCGTGACGACTGCGATCACAGCGAACAGGATGCCGACAGCTTCCACCACGTTTGTCTGATCTGCGGCGTAGAATGGTACGAGCTATGAGCAATTCAGCCACGCATTCCGAACACGTCAACGCCCCGCAGGTCAAGAAGACCGCTTCAACAACTTTCTCAATGCTTCAGATCGTCGAAGCACTGAACACCGTCTACCCTGATTTGAAGATTGATTTCCAAACCGTTCGGGCTCGCCACAGCCACGAGCCGAACGTCCAAATCACAACCGTCGAACTGGAGTGGACCGAAAAATGAGTAATTCGTATCGAACGGCCAGACAGGTGATTGAGCACCAGCGGAAGGTGGCACAGAACGTCTACAACAAGACGCTGGAAGAGTTGCGGGCAATGGAAGCGTTGCTTCAGCAGAATTGCCCACATGCTAATATGACTAATCATCCTGGATTCGCGGAATCTGACCCGTTCGACCAGTGCGACGATTGTGGATTCATCAAGATATGACGACCGACCTTGACGGCAAGCCTGTCTTGCTATTGAAGGAAGATGATGTGCGATCTCTGAAAGAGCAGCGGCCTTCCGCTGCGTTAATTGCTAGACTGGATAAGTTTCTTGAAGGCTGCGCAACGCATGTTGCCAGTCCAGCTTTCGGAACCTTATCGAACCGAACTTCCCCGCCCGCCTAGCACTGATACTGGAGACCGCCTACTATGAAGACGTTGTACGGACACATGAAAGACCTGGACGGATGTGGCCTGACGAAAGCCAACGTCCGGGAGCCGAAGAAGTTCTGGCACGTTGATTTCGAGTGGCCCGATGCAATCTGGCGGGGCCACGTCACCGAGTCTCCGACGTTCAAGAATCTGTTCGAGGTTTGGAACTACGAACTGACCGAAGCCACAGTTCGGCTCGAAAAGTGTACGCAAGACATGGACAAGGCCGTCTGGCAACGTCGAATTGATGTTGCAAATCAATTGCTCAACAAGTTCAACGACTGGCGGAAGGATCGCAAATCGCTGCCAGTAATGATCGACGAGTTCTACATCGAAGTCACGGAAGACGTGCTACATTGATTCGGCTCAAGGGTGAACTGTCGCCGGTATCGCTGGCGACAAATTACGTTGATCTGATTGGCGCAAGCAGACGTGAGGGCCGTACAATCACCCGCCCTACTGATTGCCATTATAGCGTTCCTGTTAATCGCTGCCCGAAGTGCGGCAGACTAATGACCAAATTACCCTGTGCCATCTGCGAACTGGAGAACCCATGAGTTTCGACCTGGATGCCCTGATGCTCAAGAAGCGGAAAGAATTTGAAGTCGGCCAAGTCAGATTCAGGGCGAAGGCAGAGAAGTTCATGTTGATGCACACTCGCATCAAGACGCTTGGCCTTAGCTGCGAAGTCCCCGCGATCTCGGAGTACAATATCGGTGGTGGGATGTGTCTCACCATCGAGCGGGAAGAGTTGCCGCTTATCAGGGAAGTCTTCGGCAAACTCGAAATCGGCGGCAAGGATGTCAAGAGCGGAGCGGATGGGACGATCTACGTCCACGTCCACTTGAAAGAGCTTCCGGGTTGCGGCGTCCAGTTCCGCTACGTGAAGACACTGTCAGCGGAACAGAAGTGTAAAATCAAAACCGTCCACAGCAGCTACGAAACCCTGGTCTGCGAACCGGGTTCCTGAAAGGTACTATGCACAATGACTTACCGAATGCCGTTGCGAGATATGTGCGAGCGGTTGCCGCCAAAAAGCGGGCCGAAGAATCCGAGAAGCGGGCCAGTGGTGAGATAAGGTCCGCAGAGGGTGATATCCACCGCATCTGCGAAGAGATCGTAAAGATCGCGGATGACAAGGTGGCCTACATCGAGGGCGGTGATGAAACCGTCGTGGTAGTTAGCAAAACGATTTTGGAAATCTGCCCTCTGAAGAAAGGTTTCAAACCGTGATATTCGTTCAATTCACACTCGGCATTCTCTTACTCTGTGTCGCCTTCACCGTATTCATGGTGGGTGTTATGGGGACTTTGTTCGTTATGGACAACATCGGAAATTGTGCCGATTCCGAGGAACTCGTTGATGAACTCGAAGACCTGCAACATCGGTACAACGAGCTTGTCGAAACGATGCTGGCCGTCGAAGAGATTCTTGATCCCGAGACTCCGCCAACACGCGAGGAACTGGAAACGATTGCTGATCTGCGGGCCGGCAAGTGCAAAGTGATACTGGTATCAGGAGCAGCCGATGCAGTACCAGCCTGATTTCTTTGCCGCGTACAGAAAGTACCTTGATGATCCGGCCGTAAAGGCCACCCACGCGAGGATGTTCAAAATCTTCGACGATCACTTCGTATGCGGGTCGATGAACCGCGTCGTGGACCTGGGCTGCGGTACGTGCGAGTTCGCGCGTTACATGGATGAACAAGAGTGGATGAACAGCTACCACGGCTTTGATTTGGATATCAGCCGTGCTGATGTTGACAACATCGACAATGTCAGCATTACCTTGAAGGAAGCTGATTTCACGACCGGCGATGTGATCGAGCCGCACGATATGTTCGTGAGCCTCTTCGCGTCCGAGATCATCCTACCGTGGGATGAACACGAGAAGTTGTACGACAAGTGGTTTGAGAAGGGCGCGTCGATTGGATTGGTGGCCGGCTTCCACTATCTGCATTGCCCGCACTTCCCGCAGGTTACTGAGAAAACTGGCTACACCGTCTACCAGACGACGCCCAGTTCTCCAATGCGCAGCGAACTACGGATGTGCCAGCAGGTGCCGCCGGGAATGTTCGTTGACCCGTTCGTTGAGGTCTGGAGAGTGATATGGCCGAGCAAATGAAACGACGCGGTTTCTTGGGCATGTTGGCGTCTTTGATACCAGTATCAAAGGTGCTTCTGACCATTCCGAAACCCAAACCGAAAGGCCCGAGTCCCGACTTGTCGGGTGCCGCAGCCTGCCGCCGGACAGTGGCTGATCCGGTCGAGTTAGTTCACATTCCGGTGTCAGAGATCGACTTCCACGCCCATGACTCTTTCGTCCGGCATCCGGTTATGGAACACGTTCACCGACTGGCGGTGGATATGGAAGAACGCGGCATGTGTATGCCGATTTACGTCAGGAAGATGGCATCCGGCAAGTACGGAGTCATCAACGGAACGCACCGTGCGTGGGCTGCCCGTAGCTTAAAGTGGCCGACGGTTTTGGCCTACGTCACGCACACGACGGACGCGGAAGCACTGGCCCTATTTATTAACCTCAACTCACAACGGAGCGTGAAATGTTGATGGCAGTAATCTCCCTGGGGACCGCGGGGATTGCTTTGCTTATTTTGGCAATTGTTACTTTGTTATTCCTAATTTGCGTTTGTCACGTTCAGGGAGTCCAAGATGCGGAACGAGGATATTCAGACAACTACCTCATCGACGACTTCACCCACGACGAGTTCGGAGATCAGTGAAGAACAGAGGCAAGATCAAATCTACCAGCTAGGCAACGTGATGAACTTGAGCTTCTACGCAGTGAACCGGCTCAAACAACTCTCGCCTGATGCCCTGGCCGAACTCGTCTACGTCTTCAATATCAAACCACCCACCGGAGTCTAACATGCTGAAGGCTTTCAATTCGTTTCAACTCGTAACCGCTTTTGCCCTTGCTCCGTTCGGGATTCAGTGGCTCTCGAACGCGACGTTCAGCGGCGCGCCGGCCGCGTTCTGGGTTGGCATCGTTGCCTACGTCGTCAGCTTCATCGCCATGTGCGTTGCCGTCCACGACTCGGTATGATAACCCAGTTCCTGACGTTCCTGGGCCTCGTTGGAGTTCTTATTGTGGTAGTTCGTGTCATCCAAAGGGAACGCATGACTTACAACCGATGCGTCAACTGCCGGGGCATATACGACGGCGACCATTGCCCGTGTCTCGACCACAAGACGCTGACGCCGCAGATGATAGCGGAGCGTCTAGGTCGGGTGCTAGGTGACGCCTTGTCGCAAGGCATTGAGATTCGGGTTCCTGCGGAAGCACTGCATGATTTGACTGATCCCGATTTGGTGTGGAGAATCACAAAGGGTATCCACTCCGTCAGGATGCGTCAGTAGCGTTTACTGTCCCGCAATTGCCTAGCCTTTGCGTGGACTTATGGAAGCTCTGTGCCTGAGCATGGCCAAAGGGTGATGGTAACAAGAGCGGGAAGGTGGACGTTACCAGTCCTAGTCCTACCGCCCGCAGGTTCGAATCCTGTCAGAGATTTCGAAGCGTGAACGTGGTTCGATTCCACAAAAGCCCTGTGTTGTCGCGGGTAATCGAAAGCCGCAGCGTGTATCGGCGAGGGTATCGTCCGAGGCTAGGTGGCCATCACAGGGTTCTTTGATATTAACATCAACTCACGGAGATAGCATGAACATCAACGAAACGAAACTCCAAAGAACTGTCAGAGGGATCGCCGGTGAAGTTCTCGCCGAACGCCAGTATCAGGAAGACAAGTGGGGCGACAAGTTTGACAAGAAGAACACGCCCAACGACTGGGTGTGCTACATCGCCAAGTACCTTGGCCAAGCAGTCACGTTGCCGTGGGACGCCGCGACATTCCGCAAGATGCTCGTCAAGACAGCAGCGTTGTGTTTCGCTGCAATTCAATGGTGTGACAAGACGAAAGGGAAGATGCCGAAACGGCATTACGACAAATGATATCCAAAATCAGTCGCCGCGGAATTTTGAGCTTACTGCCAGCATTCCTGCTTCCGGCATCCTGGCTCCCGAAGAAACCCGAACTCGTCCTGGTCAAGAAGGTTCACGGTGACGGCGTCAAGCGATGGAAGCACCATCCGTGCCCGAAAACGTGGTGGGATGCCTTCACCTTCATCCATCATCACGACGGACAGATCAAGGTAGGTTTCGACGGTGTCTCCGGCATGGAGCTAATCGTCATCAACATCGGTGAGTACGTTTGCTCATACCAGCATCCGTGCAACGTCATCGAGCCGAAGCTCGACGCAACCGCTTATTACAACGAATTCGTCGTTCCATGTGCCATCGCCCTGTGGCGAATCATTTACCAGAAGGAAGGCAACAATGCCTAAAGCCACACGTCAAGAAGTGTATGCTGCACTTGATACTGAACGTCTTTATCAGGATCAGCTTCCGGCGACCAGAAGCGACGGTGCGCCGCGAACCGTCGCTGACTACATCACGATGCTCTCGCACTATCAAGCCGAGGCTATCAGGGCGTGGACGACGAATCCGGGCGATGCCGAGGCTCTCGAAGTGATTCGCAAAATCGGTGGCATCGCGGTTCACTGTATGGAAGATCACGGAGCACCACCACGACGATGATCCAGCTACGCTGGACCGACGAAGACGTTTGGAAGGATGCTCACTGGCTACGTTCGATTGAACAGGGCGAAGAGGAATGGCGGCAAACCTGTGCCCGCTATCGCCCTGGCAATCGACCGCCTGGCGTCGAATTCCGTGTTCGACCATACTTCACAATGGATGCTCAAGTGAGGATTGCATGAGACGACCTGACAACGTAGTCTGGAGTTGGCCCTGGCAGTGTTTCTGCATTGGATTCAGTGTCCAGGGCTACTGGTTCCAAGCGAAGTGCGTGACACTTTGTTTGGGGATTCTGACGTTACGCTGGCACGATAGGTAAAGCATGAATCTGCCAAACAAGAAGAACCGTGACCGCATCCGGCAAATGGCTATCGGAGAAGCAACGGAGGCGCAAATCGCAGCCGAAAGGGTAAAGCGGGACAAGGAAGCGAAAGAACTTGAGGAAATGCAGGCGAGGGCGAAGGCACGCTATCTGCGGCTCGTGCAGAAGATTCCTGATGTGGTGATTAAGGCAATCGCGGACGGCAAGGTCGAAGTTGATATTATCGTCCCCGAAAACCCGCCAAATTACACGACCGAAGCGACAGCCGAAGATTGTGAAGTCGCACGGCTGGTCATGGAGTTCTTCGCCAATGAGAAAGACTACCGATTCCAATTCAAGCAAGTCCCGGCCGACTACAACACTTCCAGAGAGACAGCCGACGGCGGTTGCACCGACACAGAGCGGGTCCACAGGATGCTCCCCGGAATCATCATCGGTTGGTATAATATCGCTGATCCGGCAGCGTAATGCCTATCGGCTGGTCAAACGTGATCTTAATATCAATGCGGGGTTGATCGGACAGAATGGCCCGGTTCGGGCATCGGCGATCGACGACGTTGAAACCCTTTTGCAGATACTGGAGTCCAGATAATGGGATGCGATTATTGCAACAACACCGGAACAGTGATCCCGTTCGTCGGCGAAGCTCACCCGTGCCCACGATGTACGGTTGTCATCAAGTCACCGCCGTTGAACGACCAGCCGAACTTCCAGGCCACGTTGAACGTGAAGTTCGGGCAGGTCTACGATGATGCGGCCCACAAGATGGTGCCCGCTTCGACGGCAATCACCGCTGGCGAAGGCATCAAGCGGTTCATGGTGCTGAACAGCATCCTGTATTCCGGCATCAAACAGACGGTCATCGAGAAGCTGGCCCACCGGCCTATCGAACAGCAGTGGGTTCGCTTCCAGAGCTACTGCCGTTCGGTGCTCCGCGTCGAGATGCCTGACGACTACATCAACAAGCCGGATGATGTGCAAGATTTGTTGAAGGCCCGCGTCACGGTTACTTTCGACCCGAGTGTCAAGGTGACTTTCGACCCCGAAGCCTTGAACGTCCCAGTCTTCCACAAGGATGATCCGCGACTTGCTGAACTGCTGAAGCCGATCGGCGAAAGAGGACGCTTCGAGATCAGCGAGGGGTCGATTATCGGCGGTGGCGTCTATATCGCCAATCACGGATTGCCGCCGGGGAAGCTCGTCGCCGTGACGCCGATGCGGAATCCTCTCTTCCAGCATCAACAAGCTGCTGTCGATGAAATGATGGATCGCTACGATCGGGACGTTGCCCGCATTGATACCAGTCGCACCTACGCTGATACTGGTATCATTCCGGCCCGGTGGGCACAAGAGAGCGAAGACATACTTCAGGAAAACATGATCGCCGGCTGGCTCGTCAAGCAGCAAGGCAAGGAATGGCCAGAGTGTATGCAGATGCCCGACGGAAGGGTATTTCAGCGGGGAAAGGGGAAGTCGGAGTACAAGTATCAAGGTCAGCCGCTAACGGTTGCCGACTGCGATATGCTCCGCACGGCCATCGAAGTGATGAACAAGGCTGACTGTGACGTGAACTATGAATCGACGCTCGACCCGTCGGAACTCTGGTTCATGGTCTTCCCGCATCTGCCCGGCCCCGCCAGCAGAACGGAGATCAAGGTTCTCAAGTGCGTGCGTGACGCCCGCGAGAAAAGCTACATCAGCGAAGGCGCGGCATACGATATTGCCAAGCTGCCGTTGATGCACCAAGAAGCCGCACTACGGCTTGTGGTTCCGGGCATCCAGACGTTTGTGAAGTACACCTGCGAACCGCAGAAAGATATTGCATTCGAGTTGTCGCTGCCACTTGGAGCGACGGTAATGTGGGAGCACAAGCCCGGCCACAAGTACAAGGTGCTCTGTGAAGTCAAGGATGCAATCGACAAGCGGCTTATAAGCCCCGTTGTAGCAGTACGGATCGCCCGTCAGGTCTTCCGTAAGCAGAGGCAAATGCTGACGACGGCATTGGCCGAAGCCGACGGAATGTTGATGGGAACGGGTGCAACGAAGATGGGTAAGAGCTTGAAGATGGCTGTTGCCAGAGGCAAGCGAAATATGCCGACGATCGAGGACATCCTAAGCCTGATGTCTCTTGCCCAGCAGCGTATCAGCACTGATATTCAAATCAAAGATGGTCAGGAAGAAGACCGTCACAAGGTTTGGTTACTGCTCCGGGAAATGCGTGTCAAGCTGCAACGTGTCAATGTGCAGATGATGGGTGCGGTGCATCAAAGCGACCGGGTTCCGGCGATGCACAACCCCTCTGAATCGGTACTGAACCAGGAAGTGGTTCAGGGCTTCAACGATGCGTTGGCATACATGAACGAGAAACGGCCAACCGAGAAGCCGGCATCCGAGTTCATGGCGGGTTACATCCCGGCGTTGAAGCGTATCAACGATGGGCGTCCGCACCCTGAACATTTTAAGAAACAGGTCGAAGCTGACCCCGATCCCGGAGCCGACTCATGGTGAAAATCGACGGATACCCTCGGCCGAGTAACAACTACGAGGCCATGAAGTTCCTGTTCGCGCATAAGGTGACTTTGGAAACAGGCCGTTGTGAGGCCGGTTTCCTGCATCTTATCATTCACTGTGGCGAAATGTTTGTTGATACTAAAATCAGTGACGAAGACCGGACGATCGGGGAACTGTTCGACGCTTTCCTGTGTCCGGCCGCTTGTGCTCTGTACAAGTCCATCTACGAACTGTGCCCGCACGGTTCAGACCCCAAAGCATGTGAGGATTGCCGTGGAGTATCTGGTACAACTGAAGGGCGGTCAGAGAATCCGGGGTGAGATCATCGAGGTCCACCTTGATATCGGTGTCGAAAAGGTCAAGATTAAGGGCGAGCATATCAACATGATGTTCCGCCCCGATCTCGGCTGGTGCGATTTGACCTGCGGGTTCGTGCTTGGCATCATTGCCCACGCATTCGTGAGGTATCTATGCGGCTGAAAATCTTCTTGCAGAAGATCGCACGCTGCAAGACCTGGCGCATGCAATGTGATGGCACAATCAGAAACCGGGAATGCCAGTGCCCGGTCGAATATGTCGCGGGCGTCGATGCTGGCCAGAAGTTTGAGGATTTGTGCGTGCTCGTGGATCAACATAGGCTACCGCCTACCGTTGCTGTCATCCGTGCCGCCGACCATAAGCCCATCAGCGTCGATCACAGCTATCACAATCTGATTGAGTTACGGCGACTCTTGGGAAAGGCATGTGGTTTGCTATGAGACTCCGAGAATTTCTGGCGAAGATGGGTGAACACAAGTGGATGCTCGTGGACTCATTTGGTGCCAAGCTGCGGACGAAGGGTGCAATGTGCTGCCCGATTGAGGCCGTAATCGGGTTGCCCTCTGGCTGCCCGAATTGCGTGTTGAAGGAAGCCGGCGTGCGGATGAAGATTCCGTACATCGAGGCTCTGGTTCAATGTGCCGATATGCGTATCATCGGCTGTCAGTATCACGATTACTTCAATTTGCTGGCTTTGAGGCGACAGCTTCTAATAGCCGCTGGACTGGGCGATATATGAAATGGCTCGTGGTAATTTTTATTACGGTGTTGCTATGATTTACGAACAGATCGTAGCCGACACGATGGACAAATCGCTGCTGTGGCGACAGTGCGAACTCAATGACCGATGGCTTGGGTCGCACCGCTTCTACAAGGTTGTCGTCCGAGAACACTTCTTCTCGGTAACGCTGCATGTCGTAACGCGGAACAACCTCTGTTTTGATGTCAATATCAAACGACGGACGTGGATGAAGTTCTTCGACCGTGTCTGGACGCAAGGCCATCTGGACGAATACTCCGTCTTACAGGAAATGACCAACTATGCTGACTCCAAGCCCGCAGTGCATGACCTGGAGACATACGCCCGCCGCGCTGCACAGGCGGCGACTATTCCGGGATCAGAAGAATCAGGCACTCGCTGTCCTGATAGTGCTGTGCGACCATGAGGTTAGCCACAATCGAAGCTGCATCTACTGTGGCCTCGACGAAACAACGTACTGGCGGCTGCACAGGATGACGGTCGCCGGTCTTTACACGACCGAGAGAATGGTAACGGAGCTACTCCATGCGTGCCCATCAGCGTTACGGACATTGGAAGCGGGCATCCGTGCAGGCACGCTACTACCTAAAACGGAACAAGTACGCGGATCAAAGCAAGATCGTGACCGTCTACAATCGTTTCGGGCAAGAGCAGGGTGTCCGAGTTAAGGGCCGGCACGGCTGGCCCGTCGGTGATTTGATTTCTTCCTATCGACCGTAAAGGTGCAATATGTGGATTTACCGTTGGCTGGAGCACAGTGACAAATCTTTGATCGAGAAAGTCGCTGGAGCGATGTACGCCTTTTTCTTCCTTGTGATCCTGGGTTTCCTGTTGTTCATGCTCCTGATGGTGCTGCTGTGATAGTTCACAAGAATTGCCGAATCGCTTTCGGCTGCACACGGATTGTGATACTGGTATCAAAATGGGCAATCAAGATACCGTCGTTCTACTCCTGGCGGCTGTTCTTGCTGGGCTTGCTGGCCAACATGCAAGAGGCACAGTTCAGCAAGACGGGCTGGCCGGAGCTATGCCCAGTAAGTTGGTCGCTTTGGGGCGGCTGGCTCGTAATTATGAAACGGGCTGAAGTGCTATCCGAAACAGATTTCTGGATACACAAACTTCGACTCAAAATGATGGTCAATCAACCCGATTACGTTGTGCCTTGCGAAATGAAGCACGACAGTTTCGGCATCCTAGACGGCAAGTTTGTTGTCGTCGATTACGGGAATTGATATGAAACACGATCGAGCTATGATTCCGGCATCTAACGACAAGCTGCGAGAGTTCGCGGATATCGCCGAATTAGTGGCCCATGAACAGGCGTCCCACGACCAGAGCCCTTGCCCATCAATGAACGACATGGTCAGGGATGCCTGGAATTCGTTGACCGAGAAACGGCAGATTGTCATACTCGTCGCCTTGCAGCGGATCGCCCTTGACGATTGCATCAAGTACGGAGCATTGTTACGGGAAGCTGCAACCGTGATTACTGTTGGTCAAGTCCTAGAAGAATTGGCACGAAGATGAACAGGATCACAAGAAGCGAGACTCCGTTGAGTTTCCTCGATCTGGCCAACGTCGATGAAATCCGTGCGATCATCCAGCCGGGCCTCTCGCGGGAACGGGCTTGCAGGACTATGGCCCTGGCTTGATTGAGTGGCTTGGCTACGGAGACGTGCAGAAACAGATCGACGAGGCTTGGATGCAGTTGTCGACGGAACGACAACACGAGATTCTGCTTGGTTGGCGGAATACCGTAAATCAGCGAGTCGAGAGTTTTGATACTGCAATCAGAAAAATCGAGGACGGCCATGAGAATAATCAGCGGGTTCCATGATTATTACGATCCACTTTGCAAGCACGACGCTGACCGAGAGACGCTGTACATACGGAAAACCGAAGAGGCAGCACCGATCGAGTTTCCCCGCGTCTGGCTTGACAATACGTGCAGAATCCGACTGCTATGCTTCGCCGGGAAACTGATACCGCATGTCGAAATCAACATCATGCACCGCGGCGAGTGGAAGACAAAGGTGTGCTGGCAGCGGGCGAAAGCCAAGGATCATGTCGAAGAGTTCACGACGAAGGCCAATTTCAGGATGCTGAAACGCCGTGCCTACGGTATCTTGCGTGACCTGGATCGGTTCTTCGACTGGAAGCCAGAGAACGTCTACCCCAATACACCGATCTGGTTCGCAACCAGCGAGGCCACTACGACCGACGGATACCGGACATGGAAGAAGCGGACGTTACTGAATCCGCGGGTTATGGACGTGTATCCGGGGTTTGTGAAAATCCTGCCACCGGCACAGGCGTATCAGGAACTGGTGATGTGGCATGGAAGAATGGCGCGGCCCGAACCTAACGTCCCGGAAATGAGCGACGCGGATAAGATCGCTGGCCACGGCTTCGATAAGTTCTCATTCAGAAAGCCTAAGCAATGAACAACCCGTTAGATATTGATATACGCCGGGCCGTCTGTAACAGCCCGCACTGCTCTTACCCGCACGCCCAGAGACTCACGCAGTTGATGCTTGCCGAAGAACGACTGGCACGCCTGGAAGCGGGTGGCGTTAATAACTGGGAGTGGTATCACGAATCCCTGCATCCGACGGATAAGCCATCACTGGATGATTTTGAGGAGGCGCTGAATAATGTCCAACCCTGAAGCTGACAAGCGCGAGGTCTTCATCATCTGCGTCAATGACGCCATTCGGCAAGAGGCGTTTGAGAACATCGACGTGGCGATTGAGTTCGTCATCAAGACCGTGCTTCCTAAGCTGGAAGACAACCTGCGGTCACGGACGACTCGCAAATTCACTTCCATCGGCACACGTCTCGATCCGTTCTGGTCAAATGATATGTGCAGTGTTCGCATCAGAACCCTGGTACTGCAATGACACTCCTGAAACGCTTGATATTGAATATCAATGATCGCTGGTGGGTTCGGGTCTGCCAGTGGCACTACTCCAAGTTACCCGGTTCAGATAGGGCGTGGTGATGGAAAGACTCATTGAAATCGTGATCGAAGACACAATCGCCGGCAGGCTTCGCTGGGAATGCGGCGGTCACAGCGATACGTGGTCGGCCAGAGCTTCGACGTATACACTGTCCCAAGTAACCAAAGGTATCTGGAACTGGTACTTCGTCATGTACACGAACTCCGGTGTCAGTCGCCTTAAAATCAGGCCGTGGCAGTGGAGAAAAATCCAAGCCGCCCTACCGCCCAAACTTCTGACACCGGAACAAGCAGCGGCGGCTATTGGATTCAATGACGCAGAGGTCGGATTGCATGAGTAGCACGGAAGTCATGGTGGAAATACTGGGCCGCAAGCCCTGTCGGTAGACACGCAGCCCTCTAACTCGCGGGCCGTTAGAAGGCTGTACCCTGTTGCAATGCGGGGTGTACGGGTTCGAGTCCCGTTGACTTCCTTTGAAAGACTAAAATGAGCAATAATCTACGGTTGATGTGCAACCCGCCGGATGTTGACGGATCGCGGTTGGCGAGTCTCTGTGTTCAAGAACTCCGTGTTCTTTTAGACTTGAGAGTGAAGGCGTACCACCAGCATCTTGACGAGTATCGGAACGACAGTTGCGCGGAGAACAACTTCACTTTCATCAAACAAATCGTCGAGGTTTTGAACGCCATGCAGAATACTGACACAGTCATGCGTGATGGCAGTATCAAACCCGGATGCAAGCTCACCCTTTTCCAGCCGCCTTATTACAAGGATAACCGATGAGAGTGACCAAAGAGAAGATCGCCTTGATGTGGGTATTCAAGGCCGCGACCGACCTGTACATGGAAGCCGTGTGCAGGTCGTCTGATGCCAGAATCAACCTGCTCCGGTTGCGGGACACGACATCCGAGGTAGCGGTGAAAGCAATCGGGCGGTATCAGGAAGCGGAGCACCAGTTCAAACTGCCGGAAAAGCGGTACACCGCCGCTCGGAAGAAGGTACAACGTGCGTTCCGGCCCGGCGTCTATCATCCATTTGGTGAGACGTGGTGTCTCGTCGTCAACCCGAACTTCGCCTCAATCAACCCTATCACAACTGTCGAGACGGGCGTTCTCGACAAACTCGTCAAGAAGCAGGAACCTTGGGATGCCTTGAGCCGTATGGCCGGAACTCCAATCGTTTGATATGAGGAATAGATCATGGTAACACTGGAAGATATCGTCAGACGGCGAAAAGCCATTGCCCAGATGCACAAAGACGATCAGGCTCTAAGTCTGGTCGAGCTTTACCGTACCGTGCTACTCCAGATTAGCCAGAGCGGCGAAGACCCTAAGAGTCTAGCGGCGGTGGCCCTGGGTGAGAGGACGACGCTTGAGCATACTAAGAGCGCAATCCAGTCGCTGGTAGCAGGAATGGCAAGTGGAACGATCAGCTTCGGCGAGGCTGTCGAGATACTCAAGGCTCTAATGCAGGAGTTACCATGACGCCAGACAGAGTAGCTGCCAGACGTAACGTAATCTATGCTCCGCATGGCGGCGTCGATGAACAGAAGCAGCAGTTGCTTGAGTTTTACGAGGCCGTGCTGACCGAAATCTCTGATGGTACGCCCGATGCCAAGAATCTGGCATCCGCGGCGTTGGGCAAGTTACCAAAGTGGACCGTTTCTGATACTGGTATCAAACCATGCTAGTTCAATGCGATGGGCACGCGGTCGGTCGCTGCCTTGAGAAGATAATTGCGGATAAGGATACTCTGCAAGCCATTCACGGCTGGGAGAAGATGGACAAGATCATCAAGAAGGCCCAGCGGATGCTGGACTTAGTGACTGACCATAAGCTGAAACGCTTCAATCTCCAGCACAGCATGGTACTGCTTGACACTGACGACTTTCATTTCCTCAAGACCCACGAGCCCAGCGATGGACCAATCACAAGAGTCTGAACCCGAATTCGTCATCGAACACTACACCGAACGGGACATGATCCAATCGCTGCTCACGTCACGAGTCGAGTATTTTGAGCGATGTCGGCGTGAGCCAAGACTGTCAGAGCTAAAAGCTCTCGACCCGTTGACCTGCACCGGGCAACAGGTCATGGATATCAGTGATCCCAATGCCAAGTGGGACAACTGCTACAGTTGCGATTTGTGTGGCAACGACGTTCTCGAAGTTGTCCACTTCAGTCAGGTCCAGTACAACAGGACAATGGAGATTTGCCGGGGTTGTTTGGAAATCGCGTTTAACTTACTGGAAATACGACCATTGGAGATTAAGTCGTGCCCAAAGCAAGCAGATTCGACGGGATTGATACTCAGACTCTCAAAGAGTCTGAAACGGTTCTTCGCGGGGAACTGGCTACGGCGGTTAGTGAAATGCGAGTAGCTACGAGTCGGTTAGCACAAGCCCGCGTTGCGTTACAAGAACTGACGGCCGAAATCAGGAGCAGACATGAAAAGGCGAATGAAGCGAGGGTTGTCAGAACTGTTGCACCGGCTGCGGCGAACAACGAGACGGCACAAGTGGACGCTGCTGCCGATGTTGGACAAGCCGGGATCGGGGCTCCCCAAGCTATACAGCCTACGGGATGATTGGGGACGGTGCCCGCTGGAAGCGACGACACCGCCGCGAGAAAAGTCATTTAGAGGATTGAGTCAGAGAGCCTTGTTCCTGGGTATCCCTTACGTCGAGGCCATCGTTGACGCAGCGGACGGCCGTTTCAGAAGCAAAGAGCATGATGTTACCAATTTACGGGCGTTGCGCGATGCAATGCTGGCTGCCATCGGTTAATGCGGTATCGGTTAATGCGGTATCGGTTAATGCGGGCTTGGTTGATACCAGTATCAATGATAAGGTCTGGCAACGGATGATTAGCGCCAAGCACAAATGGACGGTGTCTCATGTGCTCGTGGTGGCCAGATCAGTGAATCTGGAATCCGAGCATCCAGTTGGTGTCCCTGAATTGATCGCTGTAGCCAAACAGGTAATGGAAAGGTATCATAATGAGAGACCCCAATGAGCTACCGTCGGTTGCTGAACTCATAGCCTTCGGCCTCTTAGGGCTGGCGTGCATAGTCTTGTTCATCATGCTCACAAAGGCCATCATCGAAAGGGCAGGATTATGAAAATCTCACCATCTGATATCCGCACCAGAGATCATTTCTGGGATACGTTCGATAAGAACGAGATCGAATGCGCGGCCCGCAACATCGTCATCGCTTCCCAGAAGAAGGGTGATTGGTTCGATTTCACGGAAGATGATATTAACATCGGACCTTGGGGCAACTTCTTCGTGGTCAACGGGTACTTGTCGCGAGTAGGCAAGACGAAATATCGCGTGCTCCCCGAGTTCGTGATGAAACTAAGCAAATATCTAAAGAAGGGAGTCATCAGTGTCTAATACGATTTGGCACGGCGATTGCGTCAAGTTTGTTCATCAGTTGAGGCCGGTCAAGTGCATCATCGCTGATCCGCCGGACAATCTCGATTTGGGGTATGACGGCTTTACAGACTTCAACCCCGATTACTACGGGTGGCTTGGTTCCCTGATCCGGGCATCCGTCGAGCGGTGCGACCATTTCTGGTTGAGCTATTATCACGCTCACGACCTCGCAATATCGAGCATTGTCTACGATGTTGTACGCCGGAAGGGACTGGACTGGCACAAGTACCTTTGGCGGTTCACGTTCGGCCAGCATAAGGAAACTGATTGTGGGAGCGGTTACAGAACAATCCTCAGATTATCGCAGCCTTCGCAGCCGCTTAATACATCAGCGGTTCGGGTGCCCAGCCTGCGACAGACGTTATACAACGACCCACGAGCTAATCCGGCAGGAAGGGTTCCAGACGATGTCTGGGAGTTCCCGCGTGTTACCGGCAACAGCCATGAACGAAGAGCATGGCATCCGACGCAGCATCCCGTAGCCGTGTACTCCCGGATACTGCGGCTGTCAACGGCACCGGGCGATAAGGTGGTGGACCTGTTCGCGGGCACGGGCACACTTTTCAGAGCGAACCACTCATACAAGCTCTCGGAACGACGGGAATGCTCGGCAGTTGATATCAGTATCAAATACTGCCAGGAGATCGCTAAGGAACATCAACTGGAGATCAAGACCATTTGAAAGGGTCACATGAACGATATCGAAACGGAAGCCGGAACGGAGCAACCCAAGCTACCGAAGATGAACAGCATTTCCAGTGGCGACGGGATTACCTGCTGTACGAAGTCGGCATCGTGGTGCATGAGAAGAAGACCGGCAAAGAAGTCGGAAGGGTCGAGCACCGGGAAGGCAAGTATGAAGTCTCTGGCGACCTCAGCCGGTACGTCCCGCAGTATGCCATCAACATGCTTCGTGATTACGGTCTGATTGTGCATCGGGAATCGCTGTATCAGTTCGTCGGGCTGTTCCAGCGTTTCGAGAATTCAAATTGCACGGTCATTGATATCAGGAAGACCGACAATTCGTCTTATACCATCAGGTTTCACGGCTACGCCGAGTTCATCAAGAAGAACCCGGAATTCAAAGATTCAGTTACGAGAGTGAGAGAATAATGGAAGCAATAGGACGACGTGATTTCTTCAAGATGAGTGCTTGCGCCGGAGCGATCCTAATACCGGGCCTACATCTGTTGGCAGCCGAGCACCACATTCCCTACCAACTGGGAGTGTGGAATAAGGAAGAGTGTATCCGGGTTCCGGTTCGTGCTCTTGCCAATGATTGGGGACACGTTGTTGCCCTCGCTGATATTGCCATCAGAGACGCCAAGACGTGGGTAGGGGCGTGCCTGCTTCGGAACGACGATTCGATTCTCGCAGCAGCACCGTTCAGCAGCACGGTTGCCGTCATAAATGGCGACACCATCAAACTGTCCTACGCGATCAACTGGCCAGAATGTGCTGACAGGCGGGAATGGAACAGGATTGTAGGTGGTCTGTCCAAGTCCCGCCGGTTGCAACGAGGATTCGAGCCATCAGTTGTCAGCGGCACCGGCCCTCACCTGGAGCTTTCAGACTACGACAACATGGCTTTGAGGGCACCCAGATTACCTACACGGCAATAGTGGTCTACCTACACTAAAGATGCGCTTGACCACCCCAAACAGCGCTTAGGTCCGAATAGCGATTAGGTCCGAATAGCGCTTAGGTCCGAATAGCGCTTGGCAAGTTTCTGATATCAATTCCTGCTGACACTTTTGTGACAACTTTGTGAGCCTATTACCGCCCCAACCAAGCGTCGCCACTTTGAGGCGAAGGCTCGGCCGGAAAGCAGTAAGCGATCGTCAGGCAAGAGGCTGGCAGCCCTTGCAATGCCTCTAGCGTCGGGACTCCGTCGAACTTACCGGAGGCTTCCGAAGGGGTGAAAGTGGTAAGTCGTTTCAGGATAAGGGGTTAGGGACTCCGCGCGACTGGAATACCAAAAACTGATTCGCCCATGCTCCCTTATGGAATACTCTCTCTTTATTCTCTTTTACTTTTCCTATACCTTTAATTTAGAGAGTAAGTAGATAGAAAAGAGTCAAACCGTTGCCTGATAAGGGGTTAAGTGCTTACCCATTTGTTCGCTGGTCAGTCAGAAACAGTCTGCCGGCGATGCAAGTCGTTATCGTGAAACGGGTTCCAGTCGGTCGGGGTGTCAGCAAAAGGGTAAGCGGTTCGGGCCTCGCGGCTTGCTGACATAATTTGTCACAAAAGTGTCAGCAAGAATTGATATCAACATCAAAGCCCTAGTCTTAGCGCTATTCAATTGTTAAAGGGAAGTTTCATGAATGGAAATTCATATACCCACATTTCAAGGGGCTTGTGTGCCCGCGTTATATATTGATTTCTCCAGTGCCCTGCGGGTGGAAAAGGGCGGGTTGTAACGATTATAACGATTGTAATGGTTTTGGCGGTCCTGCCGGTTGTGCTTAATTTGCGGATCATCCGGCTTATTACGAATTTGCCGGTCGCTCCGATTGTGCCGTGATTCCGCAAATCAACGCCCTGCTGCCATTATGGCACGCCAGCCGCAAACCGTTGCCAGATAACGAGTTAAACGCATAAGTCAATTCTTATGCGACATAACTCGTTGCCTGACCACGGTTTGCGGCGTTTTCGTTTCACCTTATATATGCAATCGTGGTCCGGTTATAACGATTGTAACGTGTAAAGAAAATGAAACACTGTACACAACAAAATGATTCAAATTGTGAACACTCCGGCCCGACCTGCCCGCGTGCCATTCGCTGCAAGTGCTTACGCTGTAACGAGTTATGGCAATTCCGAAATTTCTTGCCAGTTTCGGCACGCCGTTCGCTCTTTACTCGTTTCGGAATTGTTCTCAATTCGGCCTTGACTTGCCGGAACCGTGAGATACAATTTACCAGACGGCCAAACGTCGGCCCGTCAATTCGGCCAATTTGATTTGATACTGTCGAATTTGCTGATTTTCAATATCAAGTATCGGGAGAAACGAGTTATGTCAAAGGTCGATATCGACGCCCCGTTGATGCCTGACGTTGACCTGTCCACCGCGGCGGGACAAGCGCAGGCCGTTACGTTTTACCATGATGCCGTTCAAGGGTTGAACGCATCGGGTAAGAATCAGCGCCTTCCGGTCGCTGATTTGACAATCAATCCCGACAATCCCCGCGAGGAATACGACGTTGACGGAATGATCGCATCTTTCCGCCACCGTGGTTTCGTCATCGGTGCGCCGATTACGATTTCCAAGCGCGCCGACGGCGTCAACATGGTTTTGCGTGGCAATCGTCGCGTGTCTGCCGCGCAGAAGTTCGCCACGGTTGACCCGGAAGGGTTCAAGAAAGTCTTTCCCGATGGAAAGATTCCCTGTCTGGTCTTGACCGATCTTTCCCGCGCCGAAGAAACGACGGTCTTGATTGACCACGGGAAAGAGCAAGACCGACGGAAACTGTCGGCCCGCGAGGAACTCCGCGCCATTCGCCAGTTGATGAAAGCTGGCATTAAGGGGCGCGATGCAATCGCCCGCGCTCTTGACCTGATTACGGTATCAAAAGACGATAAAGGGGTTGAAACGGAGAAAGTTCGTTCGTCTTACGTTCAACCGCGCCTCAATTTGCTTGCCTTGCCGGAAGCCGTGCAAGTCAAGTACATCGGCGAATCGTCGATGTTCGGCGGGAAAAATGCTGTTCTGAAACAGCAGACAATCGCGCCGCTGTACACTGCCCTGTCAAACGACAGGAAGGCCGGAAACATCGGTCAAGACGGTTTCGGGCCGGAACTCCGCGCCGCGTGGGATACCCTCTTGGCAACGCCCACAACGCCCGCCAGTGATGCGCCCGTCAAGTATATCGCTGATAGCAAGTGCAAAGCGCTCTTGCAGGAATGCGACAGCGCCGCCCTGACGAATGCCCTGACCTATTTCGGCGGTTACAGCAAAACGCTGAAACTGTCGGAAATCGACAGCGCCTGTCAGGCCGCGGAGCAAGCGCAAGTCATGCTGGCGCACATTGCCGATTTTGTCGGCCCTGACGAATTTGCCAGCCTGTGCGAAAAGGCCGATTCTGCGGCCCGTGCCAAAGCTGACGCCTTGAAGGCTTCTGCCGGTCCTGCCGACGGAACCGAAAAGGTCGAATCGACCGAAAAGGTCGAAGTCAACGCCTAGTCCGGTCGTGCCGATCGGGCAGGTTATTCCTGCCCGACCGGCCTTTCTATTATTGCCGATTGTATCGACAATAATAGAAGGGAGCTTTGCTCCGTCGGTGCTGGTTGTGCCGGGCGTATGGACTGGGCAACCAGTGCCGATTTTTCCAATTTGATTTGATATCGGAGTTCTGCTATGATTAACGGAAGTTGCGAGCGTACCAATAACGTCAAGGGCGCATTCTTTAACTGTCGTGACAACGGCGTCAAGGCGAACGCTTTTGACGATAAGAGCGAATCGCTCGCCTGCGCCGTCGCTGCCGTCCTGCCTGATTCTGATACTGGTATCAAATTCGCCGAATTGTGCAACGAATTGGAATCGGGCGATTTTACGCCGGATATGCAAATTGAGGCAATCATCGAATTTGCCTACCTGACCGCCAATGAGGAATAGTCCGGCCATGACGATCATCGTGACTACAACAGGCGTAGAGATTGTAACGCCTGACGGGTTTGTCCCGCTCGATCTGGTTAGAGCGGCCTTGACGCTTATGATGATGAAGCCGTCAAGGCCGCTTATCCCGGCTATACAGATTGAACAGCTTGCAGAGGCTATGCGGCTCAAAGGGGTCGAACGGGTTGAACCGATTGTAGTATCAAAACGGCCTACGTCGATTGCACGACGTAGGCCGGTGTTTTCGTTTGTGACGGATAAGAGGGACAATACCGTTTGTGCCGGTTGTGGCGGTTGTATCCCGCCGGGCCGTGCGGGAAGGAAATGCCGATCGTGCCGAAATTGACGTTTGCAAAGCTCGAAGTAGGTATGCTGTTTGTAGCGATCAAAGTGATTCCCTGTGATGTGCGGGGTGAGCGGATTGCAGACAATGCGCGGCTTTGGCGGAAAGTAACGGATACGCGGGCTGTGCAGGCTATGTGCTTTGAACCGCTTATATGGGATAAGCTGGACGTGACGTTTGATCCGTCTTATCGCATTATAGCGATACTCCCCGGTTGATACCAATATCAGAAAGGAAATGATTATGCCGTTTGTAGTGAGTGGAACGCATGGGACGGTTGCGGAACGTTATGAGGGATTTTCTCCATATAGGAACGGCGACGTTTCGATCATCATTGCCACCTTTGACGGTGATGCCGATATGTATGGCGTTGACGCTGGCGCGGATACGATGGAAGTTGTCAAGAGTGTCTGTCGTATGTATCAGGTCGGTTATGGCCGTTTGCCCGAAAAGATCATGGCTTACGATTATAACGGTTATCCGGCCCTCGACCTGAATCCGTCGGATTTTGCTTGACTTTGCCCGAAAGCGCTGCAATAGTTGATTGTAGCGCTTAGGGGCGCTTAACAGCGCTTGACCTGATACCAGTATCAACAGGGAGCTAGTCGAATGGCAAGATACAACGGCCCGCGATTCGGTCTTGACAGAAAAGCGCCGCCCTGTCGCTGCCCTGATTGTTCGGCAAAACTAGCACAACCGATATACGACTACCTACCAACGTACAGTCGTTACGATCGGAACAATCATCAACGCTGGCATATCCGTTGCGACTGTGGTGTTCTGCTTTTGTGGAGTTTTCCGGCTGAATGGATTAGAAGGCATTTGTTCCCATTGTGGGATTTACCGAAGAAACGGGTTGTAGTCTCTTGAACAAAGGAAACGATTATGCGTTGGAACATGATTCTGCCGATTTTACTGTCAATGGTCGTCGGCCATTTATTCACTCCGGTCGTCAGGGGTGATGAAATCGTCAAGGCCGGCGAAATCGCCAAAGTTGATACCAATATCAACACGGGCGCAACCGTCACAACGTACAAAAGCGGGCACAAAATAACGATTACGCCCGGCCCTGCCGGTTGTGCCGACGATTCCGATTGTGAGGTTTTGTTCGGAGTTAAGATTCCTAACGCCCCTGTCAATTCTGTCGGTGCTTACGAAACGTCGCAAAATGCCATTCTTGCCAAGAGTATGGCCTACAACGCTTCTGTCAGGAAACATCAGGAAGCCATGGCGCGTATTCGTGCGGCGTCTAGCGGTAGTAACGGGCGTAACGGCAATGGCACGCGGACCCGGCTCAATCTGAATTATCGGCTCAATTGATATCATCGTCAGAGATGATGGGACCGTTTCAACCGGCATAAGCGATTGTATCGCCTATGCCGGTTGTTCGGCGTTTGACGATAATATCAATTCTCTGGCCTTCTGACAATCTTGCCGGAATTATTTTGACTTTGTTCGATTGCGTTGTATGATTGATTGTCGGCGGAAACAATCAACGAACAATCAACAGGGAGCTATCGACTATGACACGCAATCAATGCAATGTGTACCTTGCCGGAATCCTGACGACATTGGCCGATATGGGCGCGAATGTTCCCAAGTCGCCGATATACCTTGCAATGGGAATGAACATCGACGATTATCTAACGATTGAACGGGTTATGACGGGTGCAGAGCTTGTGACGGCCACGACGGAAACGCTAACTTTGACGGATAAAGGGATGGACATGGTCAGGAAGATCAGAGCGGTTATACCGGGTGTATGACCTGGGCCGACTTTAACGGTCGAAGCGGTGGAACCGCTTCTTCCGTTAGTGCCGATTCTGATACCAATATCAAAGGAACCGATTATGTGGAAACACGGGGATAGAGCGAATGCACTGGTTACGCTGGCCTTCCGCCCTGTGCCGGTTGTGATGGAAGTGACGGTTCAATCGGTTGATACTGAAATGCAGAAAGTGCTGGTTGCAACGGATAATGGGATTTGGCAGTGGTTGCCGAATACGCTGGTTACTCCGGTTGAAAGGGTCGTGTCGTAATGGACGTTAATACCGCAATTTCCGAAATGAACGATTGTGTCGATCGTAAGGATTACGACGAAGCTGCCGAATTTGCTCGTAATATCAAACGATGGGTTTGTATGGGTGGATTCGTTCCTGCCGGTTATTCCAAGAAGTCGCTGCGTGCCGAATGTAACAAAGTCATCGACCTTGCCGGTTAGGCCGGCTAGAGGGATTGTATCATGGGTGTCAGACATTACGCAAAGGGGCTTTCTGACGGTCTTAACGGTCGTGCCTATTATGCACATCGCAACGGTCGTCGCTACGATTCCGAAAACGCCCGCCGATCGTATGATAACGGTCGCAACGAAGGCGCACGGTTGGCGCGGCTGGAACGGGAGAAACGATAATGCTGACTGTTCGGCTTGAAACGCTTCTGCCGGTTAAGCTGGCAAATCCGATTGTAGTGAATGTGCCTGAAAATGACTGGCTGTTGCTTTGTGCCGTTGGTATCGGATATTACGACGATAACGATAAGGCTCGTTGTATCGACATTGTCAGTTATGCACAATCTAAGGCCGTTTGCGGGATTTGATCGGATTTTGTTTGACTTGTCCCGTTTGCGTTGTATGATTGATTGTCAGCCGAAACAATCAACAGGGAGCTATCGCCATGAATACCGTTAAAATCGACCGTAACATTCGCAACGCCGTTGCCGGTTGTAGCAGTGGTCCCATTTATTACGGTGGTAAGGGTCTTGCGTGGCACGCCGTTAATAACGTCTTGAACGGTTTTAACCTACAGTTGGAACCTGCCGATTGTAGCGGCGATGAGGGTCATACGCTTCTTGAGGTTTGTCCTCAAAGTGAGGATGGTATCAATCTTGACGATTCTGTCGGTTGTGTCAGTTTTTCCTGGTATCGGATGCCTAGCGGTCGTTACGAATTGACCGTCTATATGCCCTAAGACGGTCGTGCGGGTTGTAACGGCGTCAAATAAATCCCGAAAACTTTTCGGAATTTATTTGACTTTGTTTCCCTGCGCTGTATATTTGAGTGTAACAAATGACACGCAACAATCAACAGGGAGCTATCATGGAATACGGCATTCTTTATCTGGTCGCTGCCGCATTTAGTTTCTATACCCTCTTGACGAACAACGTGCGATAATGTCGAAAACACCGATTAACACGAAAGAGACGTTTGAACTGTCTGTAGCGGAAATAACGGCCCTGCTGGCTGAACCGTTTAAGACGGTTGAACTCAATGTGACGGAAATGCTGGATATGCTGGTCGCCCTGACCGCGTCCGATTCTGACGAATAATCCTGAAAGGCCGATCATGCCGATCATAGCGAAAGTGACGTTGAGGAAGCGTCGTAACGATTGTGGCGAATATGTCGTTCGTGCCTTTGATGCCAGTGGCAAGCGATTGCCCGAATGTTACTATTATACCGACAATTGGGATGATGCCGTTGAAACGGCCCGTGCCATGAATAACGTCATTAACGCCAATGTCGAATTGCCCGATTACGCCATATAGTCCACTTGTGAGGATTGTTCTGTGCTTACGCTTAATGAGCTAATTGATACTGGTATCGAATTCTCTAACCTTGACACCTGTAGCGATAAGGGCAAGTATGAGGGTTGTCCTACCTTTGCCGTTGCTGCTGCATTGTCCAACGGTGAGGATGATATCGTCTGTTCCGCTCGTGTCTTCTATATCGAACGTGCCGACATTGACGAGTATCCCGATCTTGCCGATTGTGCAGTCTTGCTCGTTTGGGACGGTGATGACGGTAGTGCTCGCTGGTTGACCTTTGATACTCGTATCGGATATGATGCCTGGGTGGCCAGTACCGATAATGATGAGTGTGATGCCTGTGATGATGGTGCTGCCAGTGATGACAATACCGATAATATGGGATATCCTGAATAGTAGTTTTATCCTGCATTTGCCGAATGGCTTAGGGATGCCATTTTTGAGGATATAGTAGTTTACAAATCCTGTAACGGATGCAACACTCAAGATACCTGTACCGATTGCACTATGAACACCGATAATTCTGACAATTCCACCAATGATGCCAGTATCATCTATACCAAAGGTGTCGGATGCAACACTCAAGACACCTGTACTGTCTGTACCAATGATACCAGTAGTGCTGGTTGCATGAATCCTGCATCCGATATCAGTTGTACCGATTGCATGGATCGGGCATCCGGTATCAGTTGTACCAGTTGTACTATTAATATCAATTGTAACGATGCTATCATCTGTGCTACTTGTATCGGTTCTCCAGATTATGCGGATCGTAGTACCTGGGTGGGTCAAATCGGTCGTGCAAAGTGAAAGGATTTTCCTGTTAGTGCTGGTGCTCCATAGACTGAGAAATATCCAAAATTATCAAAGTGACATTTGGAGGCCCGATCCGTGGAAGCTAAGATACTGATATCAATATCGCTGACACTTTGATACTGATATCAACTCGCACTTTTGATATTGATATCAAACCAGGGTGGGGTTAAATTGATATTAGCATCTGGCATCCGCTGACACTATTGTGACAAAATAATCTTTCGCCGAATTCCAGAATTTTGGGACTATTCTCTGTGCAGACGGTGCTCAACACTACCATTCGGAACCTAACGATGCTGACGGTTTTTGTCATAAAAGTGTCAGCGGATGTTAATATCAATCAGAGTTCTGGGGATGCGACATGGAAAATACATGGGAACGGGTCAAAGAGCCCGACGATCCACGTCGCTGCCAAGCGGTCGTAGCACACGGGCAGTGTCTGAACGTGAGTTGCGAGAATTCTGAATACTGTTTGGCCCACGGCGGGCGTCATGGTGCGACGAAGGCCAAAGCCGAAGCCAATCGAATGTACAGTCTTGGCAAATGGCGTCAGGCCGTAAGCAAGTTCCAAGACCACGACCAGTTAAAGTCATTGCGGGAAGAAATCGGCTTATTGAGAGTCATGATCGACGAACGCATGAATCTGTGCAACGATGCACAAGAACTCATGATGTACTCCGGCCCGTTGTCGGATATGATTATGAAGGTCGAGAAGCTGGTCACTTCCTGCAATAAGATCGAGACCCACCTTGCCGGTGTGCTCGATAAGACACAAGCTCTGCAACTGGGACAAGAGATGGTCGAGATTATCGGCCGGCATCTTGATACCGTTGCGGACAAAGATTTGTTGATTTCCAAAATCAGTTCTGCAATTGAGGACAACCCGGATGTGCTCGACGCGATCGCCGATGCACTAGCGGACTGCAAGAGCAAAGAAGACGTGTTGGAGGGAATCTCAAATGATATCATTGCAACGGTGGAAAGACTTGGCAAAACCGGGTAGCATCGTGGGGTTCAGCGGAGCAGACCTGCCTTCCGATATCATCAACGTGATGACGGGAGCGTGGCCTCGGTGGGGTCTGAGTCATGTCGGCATGTTGGCCGAGCGTGACAATGACCTGCTTCTGTTTGAATCGACCACCTTCAACCATAACCCTTGTGTCATCCAGAAGAAGATGTTCTCTGGTACGCAAGCCCAGCACCCGCTGGATAAGATTCAAACCTACAATGGCCGTGTCTGGATTTATCAGCCACGGATCAATCTGCGGGAGTGGGAGAAAAGGAATCTCTCACACTACCTGATGAACACCATCGGGATCAAGTACGATATGATCGGAGCATTACGGTCGGGTGGTCACTTGTTCAACTGGATGGAGTCCAAGTTGCACGGTGAGAACCTGGCTCGCATCTTCTGTTCGGAGTGGTGTGTCGCAGCGTACAACAGTATTGAACGCTTCGATACCGACGACGACAGCCGATGGAACCCAAACAAGTTCATTCGGGAGTGCAAGGTCAGGGCCATTCATCTCAAGCCGGTGAGGGTCAAATGAGACTTTTGTTCTTAACTTTGATATTGGTATCAACGACTCTGGTTTCCGCTGGTGAACCACGAATCGTCCTGCCGCCGAACATCCGACAGAACAACTGGGTTGGTAGCGAAGGCGAAGGGTCATGTGTCCATGCGACCATGACAATGCTTCTTCGATACCAACGCCAGTACCGGCTTGCGGACTACTGGCGGGCCAATTACCAGAACGGTGAGACGTTTCCCGGCTTGACGACGAAGTTGGAAAAACACGGAGTCAAGTGGGCTGGAACTTACAACGAGAATAATGTCAAGTTCCTTGAGTGGGCCATGCGTACCCGTCGCGGGTGCATGGTCACAACGCAAGGCGGCGTCCACATGATTTTGCTCGTCCATCTCGACAGTAGAGTGGCCGGGATAATTGACAACAATGATCCAGACAAAGTAATCTGGAAAACAAGAACGCAGTTCCTTGACGAGTGGTATGCCTCCAATAGCTGGGCACTTACGCCTGTCTACACACCACCGCCACCTTCTCTGAGGAGAGCGAAATGAACAAGGCAATGATCTATGGAGTGTTGATGTTTTGTGTCGGGCTTTCGGCCGGGACGTACCACGAGTATCTGGAACTGAACCAGAAGTTCAACGACATGCCCGTCGTCGAAGCATCGGTTGAGCAGAGGATCGTCAACCTGCCTGAAGACGGAAAGCTGTACTACACGTCTCTTTTTCTGCCGGCCAATTGGCAAGCTGATCCCAAGTCGAGAGTACTGCGGGCGTGGTTTGATACCAACGTCACTCTCTCCAGCTTGCGTAGTCAGACTCACTTCAACGTGGTCACGACTGCTGATGCCCAGTGGAAAACGAAGTATGCACCGACGGTCGGACAAGTACCTTGCTTGGCACTCACTGATGCAGCCGGCGATGTGGTCTTCAAAGCGTGCTCTGGTAACATCCCGAACGATGCAAAGGTGCTGGCTTCCGCCGTTTCGACTGCTGTCAGTCGTCGATGCCCGAATCGTCGATGCCCGACGCCCGAGCCGGTTAAGCCCGAACCGGAGCCTGTCCAGCCGGATACGGCACCTATCCTTGATACGAAAGTTCCTGATCTCACCCCGCCTGCGGAAGAGTTTCCTCTGTGGCTCGGCCTAGTTCTGGGACTCGTCGGCATCGGTGGTGCTGTGCTGCCTGATGTCGTGAAGAAGTACAAGGCCGTGGGCTGACATTTGATATTGATATCAACTGGAACGCCGGTGGTTCTTGACCGGGTGTAAATGGCTGTGAAACGCCTGCCAGTTTCCTTCTAACTTCGAGGAGTTACAATGAAAGAGTTTCTTGCAAACCCCATCGTGCATGGGGTGATCGTCTTGGGTCTGGCGTATCTGGTTTCCAAGCTGTTGTTCAAAGCGGACAAACGGATCGAAGGTCGTCGGCGTAAAGCCATTGACCTGTCCGCCGCTTTGAAAGCGAACGGCATGTCCTGGGTTCCCGACCTGCTGATCGACTACGCGGTCGGCGACTACGAGTCTGTGGGTATCAAGCTCGGCCATGCCGCAGTTGATATCGCAAAAGACCCGACGCTGAAAGCAGAGTTCGATACTGTGTTCAGTAAGCTCCTGGCATCCAAGTTCCAAGACCCGGACGCCAAAGCGGAGTTGGAGAAGATGCTCGAAAATCTTGGGCACACGATCGCACCGATCCCGCCCGAGCCTTCGACGCCTGATCTGCTCGATCAAATCAACACGGCTGTTCAGAACGCCGTTGCCAAAGCGGTGGCTGCGAAGCTGCCCGCTGCTGACCCGGCTGCGAAAGTCTGATGTTGAAATCAATTGTGGCCCTTGTCGTGCTGGCGGTTTGCAGTAATGTGCAAGCCGCCAGCCGAACACTCTATGCCTTCCAAGCCAAAGAGTGTGGCGCGTGCAAGGAAATGGAGCCAGTGCTCAAGAAACTGGAACGCAAGGGCTACAATGTGGTCCGCATAGATGTTGAGACAACCAAGGGCCGTGCCTTGGCGAAACGCTACAAGGTTACTCATGTCCCGACTTTCATCACGGTGGACAAGCAGGGCAGAGAACAAGGGAGAGAGGTTGGAGTGGTCAGTGAGGGCGTATTGATTGCTCTGCTGAAGATCGCTAAGTTCATAGTGATCGGCCTCTTCCGACTCTTCATCATGTGACCTATGGCAAAGAAGAACTTCATCGCCGGAGCGATCAAACGCCCCGGTGCTCTCACCGCAAAGGCCAAGGCTGCTGGCAAGTCGATTGCCGAGCTTTGTGCCTCACCTGGAATTACGCCGCAGACGAAGAAGCAGTGTGCATTTGCGAAGCTGCTTAACAAGCTGCGGCCCAATTGAGTCACTACCGTCTACTCGCAACGCGAGTGGCCTCGGAGGGCCGCGGTTGGGTGTTGTAGCCCAGCCGCGGTTTGGAACAAGGAAACTGATATGGATAACGCGACGGAAAACGATGCGAACCACCCGATGAACGAACGACAGGCAGAGATACTTCCGAACTACGGCGAAACCGGCCAGACGTTCGTGCAAGCTCCGCCATACTTCGTCGGGCAGGCGACACCTGCACCAAAGTGGGATACGGTACTCGGCAGCGATAAGCCGATGGCACCGCCACGGGGAGGTTGATATGGCTGCTAAGAGTCCGAAGTGTCCACTTGATCGTAGAATCAAACCAATCGGCAAGGCTTCAACGAAACCGCCGAAACGGGATATGTCTCCGATCTGTACCGCCTTTCACGACCGTCACAACGGTTCAGGCAAGGGAGTAACGTAATGGCCAGTCGTCCGAAGAGTCTCGTGCCTGCATCCAGTAATGGCGGCGGGCGTGGTGGTGTCAAGCCTGTCGGTGGCCGCGGTGGCCGAAAGCAGGCAATGCCCAAAGGTGGGAAGCGAGTCAGTGCGAAACGCATGGGTCGCCCGATGGGTTACTAAGTTGATATCCGAAATCAAACGGCTGCACTTGCGGCCGTTTGTTCCCGTGTATCATAACAGGAGAACAACATGAGTGTAATGCTCGCGGTCAAACATTACTGTTACCATGCTCCGGTCATGGCTGTCGCCAACGCCTGTCACTCGATGGGCTTGACGAAGCGGTCATCGAAGTGGCCGACAGCCCGGAAGAATCACTTGAAGATTCAGCCGGCGTGTGCGGCCTGCGGCAGTACCTACTGCGTGCAGGTGCATCACAAAGAGCCGTTCCATCTTCACCCTGAACTGGAACTGATGGAGTCGAACTTCATCACGCTTTGCGAGTGTAGCCCAGGCGACCATCACCTGAATCTGGGCCACCTTGGAAATTGGAAGAGCTTCAACCCACACGTTGAAGCGGATGCCGCTCTATTCCTGAAACGAGTTACCGATCATGGGGTTCAACAGCCAACTACAGGCCAATCTGCGTAACTCAATTGCCGCAGGTCTGAAGAAGCGGACGTTGACGAAATGCAGCAAGTGGTCATGCGAATCTGTCGTGATGGGTCAGCCCTTTCCTGGCCCGTTCGGATTCAAATATCACCCGTGGCTGCGGGACATGATGGATGCGAATGAGCCCGAAATCATCGGCCAAAAAGCCGCACAGATGGGCTTCACTGTCGCGGCTATGAACCGTAGCTTTTTTAACATTGATGTCAAACGGCAGTCGGTACTGTACCTGCTGCCGACGAAAACACCCGACGCGACTGACTTCAGCGCCAACAGGTTCGACCCAAGCCTAGAGCTAAGTCCCTACCTGTCGAAGCTCTTCAGTGATGTCAAGAACGTGGCCACTAAGCGTGCTGGTTCAGCTACACTGTACATTCGCGGTGCGAACAGTCGCTCGGGTCTAAAATCAATTCCGGTTGCCAATATCATCTTTGATGAATTGGATGAAATGCCGAAGGATAATATCCCTCTGGCGATGGAACGAACGTCAGGTCAGCAAGAGTCACAGGTTTGGAAAATCAGTACCGCGACCGCTCCGAACTTCGGTATCAATATCGAATTCATGGGATCGAGTCAAGAACACTTTCATTTTCCTTGTCCTGGCTGCGGACGGCAGATTGAACTAGATCGCAAGAACCTAATCATCGTTGGCGAGCAACTGGACGATCCTCGATTGATCGAGTCGTACATTGAATGCCACGAATGTCACAAGGTTCTGTCGAAGGGTGCCGATGCTTTGTGCAAGGCAGAATTCCTTCAGTTTGGTAAGTGGGTCCGTCATGGCTCGCCTACCGCCACCAAACGCGGCTTCTACATCAATCAACTGTACAGTCCCGCTAAGGCGGGTCGTCCCGTTGAACTGGCTGCGGCTTGGCTCCGATCGCTATTCGACAAAGCGTCCGAACAAGAGTTCTACAATTCGAAGCTGGGTCTGCCGCACCTTGTTGAAGGTGCCCAGATCAATGATGCTAATATCAATAACTGTCTTCGATCGCATAGAATGTCTGACCCGATTCAACCGGGTCTGATAACTATGGGTGTTGACGTGGGCAAATGGCTCCATGTCGAGATCGCCTCATGGCAGATCAAGAAGATGGGAAATGATGTTAATATCATGTCAGAGCCGGTCATCATCTACTCCGGCAAAGTGCCGAACTTTGAAGACCTCGACACTCTGATGAAACAGTATCAAGTCATACAGTGCGTCATCGACGCGAACCCTGAAGGTCGTAAGGCCACCGAGTTCGCTCGACGGTTCCACGGTCACGTCAAGCTGTGTTACTACGGCAAAGACAAGGCCGCTCGAACCATTGGCAAGCTGAATGAAAACTCCGAATCGAGAATCACGGTTGACCGGACAAGCTGGCTCGACCTTGCTCTCGGACGTTTCATGAACGGAACGATTCATCTGCCGCAGGATATCAGTCAAGAGTTCAAAGACCATTTGAAGGCTCCGGCCCGACAGTGGAAACTGGACCGCGACGGAAATCCTGTCGGGACTTATATCAATCTGGGTGCGGACCACTTTGCTCATGCAAGGTGCTACAACGAAATCGCATTACCCATCGCGGCGTCGGTGGCGACTAACTCTGACATCGCGTCTTTCCTTTGAGGTTATCATGGGTGTAGTTCAAGATGCTTCCGGCCTGACAGTTGGTACGACTTCAATGTCTGCCAACGATGCACCGCGGATCATTGATTTCCGACATCCGGCCTATAGCCGGATGGGGTTGTTCTGGCAGAAGTGGCGGTTCGTGTACGCGGGCGGCGATGACTTCTCCGAAGAGTTCTTGGAGAAGTACAGCACCCGTGAAGATACGCACGACTTCAATACTCGACGCCGGCTCACGCCGTCGCCGTCGTTTGCCAAAGCCGCCGTCAACGATATCAAGAATTCGATCTTTCAGCGAATGATTGATATTACGCGCACTGGTGGGTCGAAAGAATACCAGACAGCGATCACTGGTGCTGACAACGGAGTTGACAATCACGGGGCGTCGATGAATTCGTTCATCGGCCGTTACGTCTTGCCTGAACTTCTGACGATGGCGAAGGTTGGCATCTATGTGGACATGCCCGATGACGTTGGTGACACGCTGCTGACAAGTGCAGGCAAACGCCCGTACCTGTATATGTACCGTGCCGAGCAACTTCTGTCGTGGACGTACCGCACGGACAAAGCTGACGAATTCGCCAGCATCCTGGTTGTTGACTACGTCGATGATACTGAAACGATTTCCAATCTTCCGATTGGCGTTTGGAGTCGGTATCGTCATATCTGGATTGATGACATCGACAAGAAGGTGCATGTCCAGTATTACAATGAAGACAGCGATTACATCGACCGCGAGGGTCGTCCTGGCTACGGCGAGTACATCCTCAACATCGACTTCATTCCCTTCGTCGTGATGGAAATGAATGACAGCTTGCTTTCTGATGTTGCAAATCATCAGATCGCTTTGCTGAACCTCGAATCTTCGGACGTGATGTATGCCCTGAAAGCCAACATCGGCTTCTATGTTGAGGAACAGGACAGCACGATCGTCAGCGACTATCTGAAGAAGAACAATGCTTCTGCCGATGGCACCGCTGCCAATGCTGGTTCCGGGACCAAAGAGATTGAAGTCGGGTCGATGGTAGGACGAGCATACGGTAAGGGAATGCACCCGCCGTCGTTCATTCATCCGTCGGCTGAACCGCTGAATGCCTCAATGGCAAAACAGCAGCAACTGAAAAATGATATTCGCCAACTGGTGAATCTCGCTGTTGCTAATATCAAACCCAAGATGGCAAGTGCCGAAAGCAAGGCAATTGATGAACATGGATTGGAAGCAGGTCTCGCCTACATCGGGCTTGAACTTGAACACGGCGAACGGAAACTCGCACGATACTGGGCCTTGTACGAAAACGACAAGACCAACGTCGCTACCATCAAGTACCCGGCGAAGTACGCCCTTCAATCAGACGCAGATCGTCGGGCTGCTGTCGAAAATCTTGAGAAAATTCGTGATAGTGTTTTCAGTCCTACATTCCGAAAAGCCATTTCCAAACAGATCGCCCGCTTGCTTCTCGACGGCCAAGTCGATAACGACACGCTGGAAAAGATCGGTAAAGAAATCGACGACGGAATAGCGATTGTTGCTGATCCGCAACTCACGCTCAATGCGTGTGAGCAAGGCATCTGTAGTTTGGAAGTCGCTGAAAAAATCTTTGGGTATCCGAAGGGAACTGCCGATCAGGCCGTCATCGACCATGTCGAACGGTTGGCTCGCATTGCCAAGGCTCAAGGGTTGTCTCAAGTGCAAACTGGTCGTCGTGGCGACATGGTCACGGTCGATCCGAACAATCCAAATTCCGGCGACAATGCCGGTGCTCGTGGCGTGAATGATTTGTCTGGAACACCCGGCGGCGGCAAAGCAGAGAAAGCCGCAGTGGCCGATCAAACAATGAATGGAAGTCCTACGGACCCGACTCGTGGGCCGGGGAAAGGAAAGTAAGATGTCGAAAAATACTGCTCAGTACCCCGCAGCCCAGTGGGATGGTTCCTCGCCGAGTCGTGCAGCGGATAACGGTATCGACCGTCATCCTGATTTTGAAGACTGGGACCAGATGGTTGCCGAGATGCAGGCCGTTCAGGCCGAGATCGACAAAGGCAAGTATCTCACTGCCGTTCCCAATCCGACCGGCGGTGCGGTTGCTCCGGGTAAGGCCGTCTATCTGTTGGCAAACGGCACGGGCATCGCCCTGGCTGATGCCAACGGCACGGCTCCGGCCCGCAACGTCTGCGGCCTCGTTGCGTCCGGTGCGACCGCGATTGCGGTTGCTGCCAATATCATTCAGGATGGTGATCTCACTTTGACGACTGCCCAGTGGGACACCGTCACTGGCGACTCGGGCGGACTGGTTCCGTTCACCGAGTATTACCTGTCGGGATCGGCCGGTGCGGTTACGAAGACGGTGCCCGCCACGACCGGCGACACCGACATCGTCGTGGGTGTTGCGAAGACCGCGACGACCATGAACGTCCGTGTCCGACACATCCTGTCGAGCCACGCCTAATCTGATTGATGTGCAACCCGGTTGATATTGATATCAGTATCAACCGGGTTACGGGGTGGGCCGAACCTTTGGAAGTTTTCGGTGTTTCTTCTTTACAGGAGTTGAGTTACGATGGTGACGAAAGAACTGGTTGATGCGGTGGTTGGTGCAGCGAATGACGCGATTGCTTCGGCTCAAGCCGTCGGAAACGCGGAGACTGCCAAGGAAGGTTCTGACGCGGCTCTGGCTGTCGCACAGGCCGACAATTCGCAGAAGGGGTCTGACCTGTCTGCTTCGGAATCGGACCTGACGGCCAAGAAGGCTGCTCTGGATTCGGCGGTGGCTGCTCTGACAGCTTCCTTTTGACAACCCGCTCTCTCTGCTGTGGGCCATCTATAAATGGCCCAGGCAGATGTGGTTGTACCTGCGATTGAGATATCGCAGACGTTGATATCCGAAATCATGGAGCCTCGAAAGAGGCTCCATGTTCCCGTGTATCAAAGGGCTGTACAATGGCTAACTATCCAGAGTGGGATGGGAGTTCATCAGGAAGACTAGACCCGACAACCTACCGTTCCCCATCTGGGACTGACTGGCTTAGGGTTATTACGGAGTTGAACAATACCCGTACAATGTGCAGTAACCTGCTCCTACAGCTTACTGATATTCAGAATCAATTTCAAGCCTTGAGAAGTAGAATACTGGCTGTAGAAGTGGAAGGTGCTTCACCACTTCAACTGGCCCAATCAGTAACTTATCTCAAGCAACTAATACACAGTGCTTCATCCACTTTGATATTGACATCAAAAGTCACGATCAATAAGGATGTGCAACTGATTGTGTCGTCGGTGATGGCTCTGGTTTCAGTAGCCCGCAATCTGTTGTGGTCAAAACATTTGAGTTCAGCAATGGCCTTCAAGTCCACCGCGACGGTGGTCAAGAACTAGGTGCAACATGGGACAGTACGCAACGCTCGAAGAGGCTAACGCCTATTTTGCTACCCGATTGCACTCTGGCCTCTGGGGTGCAACGAACCCGACGGACAGGAATAATTCTCTGATTGTGGCGACTCGAATCATCGACCGTCTCAACTTCGTTGGTGATAAGACAGACGTGATAACTCCGCAAGAGTTGGAGTTTCCGCGTGGTGGTGATGTGAACGTGCCATCTGATATTAAAAACGCTTCATACGAAATTGCCTTCGCTTTGCTCGATGGCGTCGATCCTGAAATGGAGACTGATAATCTCGCTATTGTGTCCGAAGGGTATTCCAGCGTGCGGGCAACCTACGACCGTAACGCTGCTCTTCCTCATCTTGCCGCGGGTGTACCTTCCATGACCGCGTGGCGATACCTGTTACCGTATCTCCGGGATGACAAGAGTTTCAACATGAGTAGGGTTTCATAAGGAACCTCCGATGAAGATTCAGTCGTTGCGATTTCTGAAATCAATTCCGATGGTGGCTGTGTACGAGGGTGACGATGCGGCTGCGGCTGCTGCGGCGAAAGCTGCTGCTGACAAAGCTGTGGCCGATAAGGCTGCTGCTGACGCTGCGGCTGCTGCCGACGCGGACAGGGTCACGACCCAAGACCAGTTGAACACCGCTCTGAAGCGTGAGAAAGAAAAGTTTCGCACCGAACGTCAGGCTCTGATTACGCAACTCGAAGCGATTCAGAACGACGCCAAGACGACCGGCGAAACGAAAGCGGCATTGGAGACCCAACTCGAAGAGTTGCGTCGCCAGAATATGTCGGCCGAGGAACGCTCTCGGCTTGAGAAAGCGAAGCTGGAAAAAGATTGGTCCGGCAAGCTGGCTGAAAAGGATGCCGAGGCTTCCCAGTGGAAGCAGCGTCACAACGAACTCCAAACTGGCTACAGCATCAGTACGGCGGCTGCGGTCCACGCAGTCGTACCGACTGGCGTCCCCTTCCTCGAATCCTACTTGAAGCCCCGCTCCAAGTTGGTCGAAGTGGTGGATGTCGGCGGGAAAGGCACGGGCAAGTTCGAGGCGAAAGTCACCTTGACAGTTGCTGACAAAGAGGGGAAACCCGTCGAAGTCGAGTACAGCGTCGGCGACGCTGTCAAGCAAATGAAAGATATGCCCGAGCAATTCGGATTTTTATTCGCGTCCAGTGCGGCCGCTGGGCTCGGAGCAGGTACAGGTACACCGGGGAAACAGCCGAACATCGCCAAAATGTCCCCGGCACAGTACATGGAAGCCCGAAAGAAGAACCCTGCTTCTGTCGGTCTTTAATCCTGAAATGAAAACATGGGGTGGTGAAACTGATATCCAAAATCAAACGGCCTAATCGGCCAGAGGACACCAGATGAATACTTTGAAGAACAAGCCGTTCTATGCCGTGTACGACAACTCGATCGACGCCTTCATCCCCGAACAGTGGGCGATGGAAGGTGTCGCGATCCTGTTGGAGAACATGGTTGCCGCCAACCTCGTTCACCGCGACTTCGAGCCGCTCTTTGCGCGCTACGGGGACGTGGTCAACACCCGCAAGCCGGGTGAGTTCAAGGCGAAGCGGAAAACCGATGCCGACGACGTTTCCGTGCAGGATGCGACCGCGACGAACATCGCCGTGCCGCTCGACCAGCACGTTCACGTCAGCTTTCTCATCCGCGACGGTGAGGAAAGCAAGTCGTTCAAGTCGCTGGTTGACGAATACTTGCGGCCCGCCGCGATTGCGATGGCCCGTATGACCGACCAGATCGTTCTGGGTCAGGTCTATCAGTTCCTCGAAAACCAGGCCGGTGCGTTGGGTGGACTGTCCAGCAGCAACGGCATCGACTACATCACGGGCACCCGCGATGTGATGAACAAGAACAAGGCGTTCATGGATGGGCGATCGTTGATTCTGGCACCCGACACGGAAACGAAGATGCTCCAGAATCAGACCTTCGTCATCGCCCAGGATGTGGGTGACGGTGGCCAGACCATGCGTGAAGGGTATCTCGGCCGGAAGTTCGGTTTCGATACCTACATGGCCCAGAACACGTCGAGCGTGTCCGGTGACGGTTCGCTCGGTTCGGGTACGATCAACGGTGGTAACTTCCTCAAGGGAAGCACCACGTTGACTGTCACCGGGTTCGGTTCTGGCGAAGTGGTCGCCGGCCAGTGGATCAGCATTCTCGGTAACGTCTACCACGTTACCGCGACCGACAACGCGACCGCGACCAGCTTGACGCTGGAGTACGGTCTGGTTGCCGACGTGCTGACGAACTCGGCCATCAAGGTCTACGACGCGGACGTGGAAGTCACGACCCGTGCCGCAGGGTACGCGAAGGAAATCACCTACACCACCGCTCCCCCGAGTGTTGGCCAGTTGGTGACTTTCGGAACCGCCCTCGACCGCTACTCGGTCGTCGAAGTTGACAGCGTTGCCAAGACGATCCTGTTGGATCGCCCGCTGGCCGCGCAGGTCACGAACGGAACGTCGATCAATTACGGCCCGGCCGGTGGGGACTTCAACCTCGCCTTCCACCGCAATTGCATGACCCTGGTCATCCGTCCGCTCAACCTGCCCCGTGCAGGAACCGGCGCGCTGGCTGCGGTTCAGAACTTCGGTGGCGCAACCATGCGGACCACGATCACCTATGATGGCACCAAGCAGGGCCATCTGGTGACGATGGACTTCCTGGCCGGCATCAAGGTGCTCGACACCGATCTGGCTGCGGTGCTGTTGGCCTAATTGCCGACTTGATATTGTAATCAAATCAACCCGGCAGGATTTCCTGCCGGGTTGATATTCAGTATCAGGAGCAATCATCATGGCAGGAACAGTACCCGAAACGGTCGCCAGAGTTGAAGAGAAGGTTGACGGCGTGGTAAGAAATCTGGGGCGACTTTGCTTGCTCATCGAAGGTGATGGCGGCTTAGATCATCCTGGCTTGAAAGTCACAGTTGATCGTCTCGTCCAAACTGAAAAACGCCGACAATGGATGTCGCGTGCTGTTATAACAGGTGTCATCGGACTACTTGCCGAACGCTTATGGGGATTACTCCGATGAACCAGTTACGATTTATCTCGAACGTCCTGTACCGGATGAAGCGACGGTACGGCCTACCGGCAACGCTAATCACAATCTTGAGTGAAGACGTTGATCTTGGGACTGGCGTCAAGACTCAAGTGCGGGACAGTTTGCAGATAAGTCGCGTCATTATTCTCCCGTCAACTATTAAGCGGGAATTTTTCTACGACTTAGCCTGGATCACTGGGAACAAAGACTTCACTTACGGCGGCGATACGCTTACCGGCTCCCGTAAGTTTGTCATAGATCGGAATGACCTCGGAACTTGGATCGTCAAAGTTGGTGACGCTCTGATCTACGACGGCAACCGATACGAAGTTCAAGAGGTTGACGAGTTTGAATCCAGACTCGGCTACCTTATTACCGCAAGAGAAAGCACAAGTGTGCCCGTCAATAACATCGTTGAGGTTCAACTCTACGATGAAGTGTTCATGAAAGACACCGCAACTGTTGCGGTTGGTCGTACACCGATTTTGATATCAGTATCAAACGATCTTGGTTTGACTGACGAGGCGGTGAACTCATGATTAACCCTAATTGGTCGCGGTGGATATGGGCAAGCTGCACGAAGTTCTTCGACAGCAATAGAGGCCCGTACTTCATGTTCATCGAAGGTTTGACACGGACGGTTGATGGAAAGGAAGTGTTCATTGAATTCAGGATGGATGGGCCAAATATCCGAGAACCAAGTAGAAACTACTTCGTCTTTGATATTACCATCAATATCTGCATTCAAGTCGCCGAGAACGCTTACAACGCCCACGACTTCATGCGGGCATACGGATGGGTACAGTCGATGTTTCGAGGCTGCATCCCTGTGCATAAAGAAGGCAATGGTCCTCAAGACGATCCCAACTTCCTGCTCGGGACACTCATTCTCAAGAATTCTCGTGAGATTGATTTGCTCAAAGGGTTACAGTTGGGCCAGATTGATCCGGTCATGAAACTGATGCAAGGCACAGTTGAGGCCCGGTATCGAATGGAATTCTCGGGATCACAAGATACTTACTCGGTGTCATTAGCTGATGACGTGGTGCTTGGAGACAGTTCAGAAGGCACGGTCAATTGATACTCAAATTCAGGGAGCTTTGCTATGGCGCAAATCGAATTGCGACATGCCACGTTGAGGCTCGTTGACGGCTACTCCAACACCGCTTTAGTGAATGGATCGCCTGTCAATGGGGACTCTGTGGTGAACATCGACAGTGTTGGGACGCCCACCAAAATCAATCTGGGCACTCGCTTCACTGTCGTTGGGAACAGTAGCCGGCCACATTACGTGACCGCACAGAATGCAAACGAAGTCCAGCAAGTGCCGATCATCGGTGCTTCGACTGGTCACTTCAAGCTGACGTTCAAGGGCACAGTTGCCAACGTCGTGACGCAGCAGACGGGTTCGATTGATGTTGCGACCGTTGCGGCCAATATCATTCAGACTGCGTTGGAAGCGCTTGTCGGAATTGATCCTGGTGATGTGACAGTTACGCTCGTGTCTGGCACGACGTTCAACATCGAGTACAAAGGTCAGTACGCGAACACCGATATGACCTTGATTACGTTCCAGAACATCGACCTGGATGCTGGCGGTGCGACGCCGACGCAAGTGTACCAAGGTGGTTTCACTCACCAGATCACTTTCACGCCGACGTTCACGACGGCTGACGGTGTGCCGGCCGATGATGCCGCAATCACTTTCTCCGGCAACACTCTCGAAATCAACATCGGGACTGGTAATCTGACCTACAACGAGCAGCGTCAGATGACCTACACGCTCGATCGGGGCGTGCTCGATACGGTTCGTGAGGGCGACGATGTGCCGATGGACGTGGTACTGGACTTTATCTGGGAGTTCATCAACGCCACCGCTGGCGACTTGACTCCTTCGATCGAGGATGCGTTCAAACAGAGGGGAAATGCAGTGAACTGGGTCTCCTCTTCGAGCGATCAGTGCGAGCCCTATGCGATTGATATTGAAATCGAACACGTCCCTCCGTGTAACAACGAAGAGATCGAACGATTGCTGTTTCCTGATTTCCGATGGGAGAGTCTCAACCATAACTTGCGTGACGCGACTGTCGCCGTGACTGGCAAATGTAATGCCAAGCAGGCGATCGTCAGCCGTTCCGCTGTCTAAGCCTCTGGGAGTTTGAAATGGCTCAAATCGAATTACGTCATGCAACCATTCGGCTCGTCGATGGCTACAGCAACTCGGCTGCGGTCAACAACGGTGCCGGATACGCGGTGGGTGCCACCACGATGCTGATTGATACGCTGGGCGTCAGCGAAGCGCTGCCGCTTTTGTCGTCTTTCAATCTGGCTGGCCACGGTGTCACCTACATCATCACGGCTCGGAGCGGTGGACCGCCCACGACCAGCATCACGTTCACGCCGGGGCTGGAAGCCGCCGTGCTGGACGACGATGTCATTACCATTGGTGGCCGGACCTTGGAAGTCAAGATCGGGACCGGGAACGTCACCTACAATGAGCAACGTCAGATGACGTATACGCTCAACCGTGGCGTGCTCGACACCGTCAAGGAAGGCGACGACGTTCCGATGGATGTGGTTCTCGACTTCATCTGGGAATTCCTCACCGCCGTCAGTGGCAGCGGGACGCCCACGATCGAAGACGTGTTCAAGAAACGCGGCGAAGCCTCGGCCTGGATTTCCAGTTCGAGCGATCTGTGCGAACCGTTCGCAGTTGATATTCAAATCCAACACGTACCGCCTTGCGGCGGAGAGGAAGTCGAAACGCTCTTGTTCCCCGACTTCCGTTACGAGTCGCTGAACCACAACTTGCGTGACGCCACCGTGGCCGTCACCGGGAAGTGCAACGCGAAACAGGCAATCGTGAGCCGCGCTGCGGTCTAATGTTTGATCCGTCATCGGTGGGTTGGTATTGATATCAATATCAACCCACCATTTTCTCTTCCCTCCCGAGGACACTATGAAGATTGCAGGTAAAAAGATCGAAGGTCGTAACGTCGAGTTGATTGTTCTTCCCCGTCCGTTGGGCACGAACATCGCTTTCAAGGCCGAAGCTGTCCTGTCGATGGACCGCTTCAACAAGCTCGTCACCGAACCGCAGCCGCCGCAGCGAATCGTCGCGGGTGGTGCGAAGGTCGCCAACGTAAATGACGCTGGTTACAAAACCCAGATTCTGGACTTCCAAGCGAAGCGACTCGCTTTCTTGGTTCTGGAATCGCTGAAGGCGACCGAACAGTTGGAATGGGAAACGGTCAAGGAAGATGACCCCAACACTTGGACGAATTGGGAAAAGGAACTGGCTGATTCCGGTTTCAGTGCCATCGAGATCGGCCGTATTCGGACGGGTGTGTTCAGTGCGAACTGCCTCAACGAAGCGTTGATCGAGGCGGCGCGTGATTCTTTTCTACAAGGGATGGCGGAGTCGCCAAAACAATAAGTTGGCCTGCGTACAGGACGGCGGATTACCTAGTCTGGAGCGCTTGCTGCCGAGTAGGTGTCCGCCCGCCCGACATCCCGGAATCGTGGGACCAAATGACCGAATGGCAACGTGCCCGTGTTATTGCTTTCCACCAAACAGCCGATTATGAACAGCAGAAAGATCAGGCTGCGTTGGCAAAGGCAATGATTGGAGCAGGATAATGCCTATGTTCGGTTCTTATATCTCGATTACGTTTGACGCCGCTCGTGCCACACGTTATGTACAAGGTCGTCTTAGAGATATCTTGATACAAGGCATGATGGCTTGGGTTGAAGAAGCAAAATCCCGCATACCTGTGTGGAGTGGGGCGTCTCGTGCCTCACTCACACAGATTGCTGGTTTCATTGGAGTGCCTGTCTTCGGACCTGGAAAGGGTACGGGCAGCGCTCATAGCAATGAAATCGTGGCAACACGAGCTAAGACCGGCCCGGCAGATGGGCAGGCATCCGAAACATTTACTCCACCTGAAATCAACGGCGGCAAGATTTTCATGCGGTGGACGAGCAATCTGGGGCATTTGAATGTGAATGAACGTGTCAATGTGAACGACATTCATCATCACTTCAACCTGATTCAGCCGGGGCCATATGAGTTGCGAAAACATTGCAACGATGCGGCCAAACAAATCATGGTTAGTGAGTTGAACCGATTTCAATATCGAATTCGGTCATTTATCAATTTTCGTCGGTTCAAGCTAGGGGGATGACATGGCTGACGAAATTGTATCACAACTAGCACTGGATGCGTCTAAGGTGCTGACGGCGTTTGCTGAACTGCAAGCGGCGATGAATCAGCAATCGCAGACGATCCAGAATCTTGCTCAAGGGATAAAGACGTTCAACTCGGCCGAAGCTGGCATGGCTCCGGCGATTGACAGTGCCAACAAAGCCTTGTCGGCCCAAGCACAGATCGCAAAAGATACTGCAAATCAATTGCGGGCTGTATTCACCGGCCGAATCGACAGCACGGCGACGGTCACTGAAATCAAGAAAGTCAACGACGCTTTCGCCGCTCTTGAGCGCACGCTCACGAGTACGAAAGCCTCTCCGACGCAAGTCCAGAACATTTTGGGTAACTTGAAGGGTGCTTTCACCGGCCAAGATGCTCAAATTCAGTCCGCTTTGATTGCGGCGAAGACCGCTGCCGACAATTTGGGCAGTTCAAACGCCGCTTCGACGTTGAAAATCAATCAGGCCGCAATTAAGGGGAAAGCTGATGCGTTGGCCCAAGCCGAAGCCCAAGCCCTCTCCAAAGCGTCGGAAAGTTCGTCCATTGCGTCCGCGGCCCAACTAAGCAGCCGGTTCAATACTTCTGGGGCTGATTCTGGTGCGTTGAACAGATTTCAAGCATCAGTTCAGAATTTCCAGCAGGTTGCACAGAAGTCTGGGCTGTCTGGCAGCCAACTTTCGGGCGTGATTAACAACTTGGGACAGACTTTTAGCGGTGCGCAAGGCCGTGTGGCTCAAGCAGCGCTTCAGGTTCAGAAGTTCGGCGGGGCGTTGCAGGGCGTACAGACCACAGCCAGTGGTTTCGGTGCGAATCTTCAATCGCTCGTCAAAGTCTTCACGTTCCAGCAAGCGTTACAGGGTTTGGGAGCGCTTCAGAACGCTTTCAGCAGTTCAATCGGAAACGCGATCACTTTCGAGCGTGCGATTGCTCAAGTTTCGACAATCAGCGGCGAAGGTGACAAAAATATCGACACTTTGGCCGTGAAGGTGAACCTTCTGGCTAATGAATTCGGTAAAAATAACGTCGAAACGGCCACTGGTCTGTACCATGCCTTCTCGAATCAGGTCGGAGATAGCGCTCAAACGGTGCAATTCTTCTCCGAAGCGTTGAAGTTCAGCAAGGCGGCGGTTACTGACGTGAGTAGCTCGGTTGACGCCTTGTCAGCCGTGCAGAATGCTTACGGCCAGTCTTCGTCATCTGCAAGCCATAATGCGGACGTTTTGTTCCGCACGATTGACTTAGGTCGCGTTAGCGCTAAGGAACTCGGTGATAGTTTCGGTCGAATCTTGCCAATTGCAGCCCAGTTGGGCGTCAGTTTGGAAGAAGTTTCGGCTGCAATCAGCACCGCGACGGTCCAGGGCGTTAAATTCCAAGATGCACAAACTCAAATCCTGAACTTGCTGGTTGCCGCGTTGAAGCCAACGGGCGACCTGAAAAAGCAGATGGATTCGTTGGGTTTCGCATCGACGAATGCAGGAATCGCGGCTGAAGGATTCATCGGATTCTTCTCAAAAATCGCCGAAGGATCAAAGACTTCTGAAGAATTGGCGAAATTGTTTCCCAATATCAGAGGTTTGCGGGGCGAATTGAGCCTTTTTGGAGACTCCGGTAAGCGTCTGACAGACTTCTTGCAGCAGACGACCGACTCGGCCGGTGCCGCACAGAAGGCATTCGATACGATTCAGTTCAGCAACGCCGAGAAGGTCTCGAACGAGTTGAACCGTATTCAAAATCAAATTACCCAGGGCTTCGGACGCGACGTAGTGGCTGTTTTGGCTACCGTCAACGATGCTTTTGGTGGTGTGGCCGACAAAGTTGTGTTCTTGGGAGAGGCTTTGGCACTCGCTTTTGGCAGTGCTGTCTTCCTCGGTGCAGCTAATCAGCTACTTTCGATATTGGTATCAGTTGGTGGTGCATTCGGCGTCGCAACTACTGCGGCAACTGGGTTTGGTGTTGGTCTTTTGGCTGTTGGCGCTATCGCCGTCGCTGCCTACAAGCTGCTCCAACCGCCAGATTTCGCTTCTAAGTTCGACGAAAATGTCGCAAAAATGCAGATTTCGGCTGCGAAACTCGCAACTGATACTGCAAATCAAGTTCGGGATGCAAACAAGGGTGTACAGGATTCTCTGAATACACAAGTGCAATCGCTGCTGCAAGTCTCGCAGCAGAAGCAAGCCGCTTTGAATAATGCTTTCTCGCAAGCCGCAAGTATTGAGGCTGCGACGACTTCAAACTTCAAGACGGAAGTGAACCAACGGCTTCGGGCTTATACGCAATTTCTATCCGCAATCGAAGATTTGCAGAACAAGGCTGCAACTCACGCGGTCGAAGTTGCCACCAAGCAGGCCCAGTTCACGCAGAGCATTCAGGACACTCGCTTCCAGAACAAATTCGATAATGCAACGGCCAGCCAGCAAACGACTCTGCTCAACCAGCAAATCAACAAGCTGTTGACGAAGTCGAGTGTTTCACAAGCCGCCGGCAACACGACGTTCGCCGAACAAGAAATCGAAAAAGCCAAGGAATTGGCCCTGCAATTCGAGAAAATCACCGGCAACCGCACTTTGACTTCCAAAGTCGAACAGGCGTATACCGCGTTTCTCGCCGCGCAGACCGATCAATTGAACAAGCAGGTAGCCGTTGCGAAAGAATTGCAATCGACTAATACTGCCAACGTCGAAGAAGCCCGAACCCAACTCGAACTCGCTTTGAATTTGGATGGACAGCTTCAGAAGATCGGAAAAGAGAAAGGATTCAATTCGCCAGAAGCCCTCGCCGTCATTACGCAGATTCAAGCAGCACTGACGAAAGCCGATGCTGCACAAGGCAAATTGAATGCCGGTCTTGGTAATGTCGGCAAGAATGCAAGTAGTTCTCAAATCCAAACTGCAATTGACGCCCTCAAGAAAGTGACCAACGGGCCTCCGCTCAACGTCACGTTCACGACGGGACTTGATAAATTTCGTGCTGAAGTTCAGAAACAGTTGGATGCACAGCCATTCGCAGCTTCATTGAAGTTGACGATTGATTCCGCCAACACTCAAGCACTTCAGAACGAAATCGCTAAATTGGCTAAGACGGCCAACGCGGGCCTGGAGAAGCAAACTGCTGTCCCAGGTGCAATTGATGCTTTTGATACCAGTATCAAAGCGATCAATGAAGGCATCACCCAGTTCAAGAATCAACTGAATGATGCGGCTGGCAAGGCCAAGCTGTCCGAACTAATAAATCCTCTACCGATCTTCGGTGGGACGTTCGGCGGTAACGTCAACAACCTCAAGGCAATCGACGAGGAACAGAAGAAAGCGGTTGCCAACCTTGACGCGACTCAAGCGAAGATCAAGGATGTTTTCACTGATCCTACTAGCTTCAATGAGTTTGGACGGCTGACGGCTGACGCCTTCAAGAAGATTGAGGTTCAACTTCAACCGTTCAAGAATCTGATTGAGAAAGCCGCTGCGCCAGATGCTTCGGCAACTGACAAAGCCTTCGGTCAAATCTCGCAACGCATCGTTGATGCGACGAAGCAGGCTTCGATACTCAAGCAGACCTTCTCTGATATATCGGCAGGAATCGAGGCCGGTGGAGAGGCTCAAAAGAAATTGAACGATCTTAGTACGCCTGACAAGCAGACTAAGATACAAACACCAAATGATGTGATTGACAAGATCACACCCGATAAGAATGCTCTCCAGTCGAAAGAACAACTGCGTGATATCGAGAAGGAATTGCAAAACGCAATCGACACCACTGGGAAAGATGCCCAGGCCAGTGCTGATTCGCAAATCCAATCCACTCAAAATGTCACGTCTTCAGTTGAAGTTTTGAACGGAGCAATTGTTAGTACCGAATTCCCTGTTGCTCAATTGACCGAGAGATTTGGCTTACTCGGACAAGACGCTCTTGTCGCTTCCGAAGATACTGTCTCTGGTCTTAATTTGATTGGTATTACCGCTATCGAACAGATCGGCGGGGTTGCTGCTCTTACAGAAGCCCTGTTCAGAATGGCCGAAGCATCTGCTGCGGCAAGTGGTGGCGGTGGTGGTGGCGGGGGTGAGTTCGCTTCTCGTGGTGCATTCATACAACACTTTGCTCAAGGTGGCTTGGCTCGCGGTAGAGATACCATCCCTGCCATGCTGTCGCCCGGTGAAGTTGTTGTAGCGCCTGGCCCGAGTCGCAAGTTCTTCTCCCAATTGATGGCGATGAACGCGGGAGTTCAACCATCATTTCGTTCTAATGGTGGTACAGTCGGGGATACGTTCGGTGATATTAACGTCAATATCCACTCGAACGGTCCAAGTGACATCAACGCCCGAGCTATCGCACAGGGCATTCAGCGCGAATTGCGCAGAGGCAGCATCAGGAGATAACGATGAAGATTTTCAGAAAAGTCGGAGAATGGTTCGCCAATTTCCTCGCCAAGCGTGGCATTTGTGCCAGCCCGTTCTTGCTGAAAGGCAAGTGGGTCATGGAAGTCATGCGTGCCGGCGTGGTCATTGCAACAATGGCGTTCCCGAACGGCATCACGGATGTGGGCTTGAACCACATCCTTGAAACCGAGTTCCACAGTGGAACCCCGGTCACGACTTGGTACATCGGTATCGTTGACAACGCCAGCTTCTCGGCGTTCGCCAACGGTGACACGATGGCCAGCCATGCCGGCTGGATCGAGAGCACCGCTTATTCGGAATCTGTGCGGCAGACGTGGGGTGCTGGTACGGCCTCGGCCCGATCCATCACCAATGCGTCGGCTGCGACGTTCAGTATCAACGGGTCGGCAACGCTGAAAGGCATTTTCGTCACGTCGAACAGCACGAAGTCCGGTACGACCGGAACGCTGTGGAGCACCGCCGCCTTCGCTACGACGGTTGCGGTCATCAACGGTGACTCGGTGAAAGTCACTTACACCGTCTCTGGATGATCGAAGTCCTGGTTGATATCAGTATCAAAAGCCGGGCAGGTTCGCCCTGCCCGGCTATTTTCAATTGAGGGAAAAGACATGGGATATCCTACACAACCACACATTGACGACGTAAAGACAAAGGCAGAAGCGGCTTCAACGGCTGCGGCTGCGGTCAAGGCAGCATGGAACGCACTTGTCACTGCCAATGAGACACTGGCACAAGCAACCGCTGATGCGTTGACAGCGGACATTGAATTGAAGGCTGCGGCTTTCTATTCTGTTACATCATCGAACGTAGCCGATATGACTAATGCTCAATCGGAAATTGATGCCGAGCGGCATAACGTACCGAATAGTGGTCTTTTTGGTGACAACTCTGGACCATTGCCATACGTTCCCAATGTCACTGCTGCCTCGCTTGCAGATATTGAAGTTGAGTATTTCAATCTTGTGGCAAGCCGAATGGATCGCTTAACAACTCTCTTAGCCGCCAAGACTGCCGCCGATACGGCCGTTACCGCTGCCACGAGCGATCAAGCAACCAAAGATTCCGATTGGGTGACTGCAATCGGTGTGCATGATTCGGCAACAGGTGATCTGGCCACTGCAATGGCTACACTTCGATCCGACATTTGATATCAGTATCAAACCGGGCAGGTTCGCCTGCCCGGTTCTTTCTTACAGGTGCAACATGGCTTTGAAATGGATCGACGGGTTTGAAAGCTATGGTGTTACTAATGGTAATTCGGCGGTTGGGGTGGCAAGCAAATACACGAGTAGCGGCGGCACACTTACAATAAGGGCAGGACGGTTGGGTGGTCATGCACTAAGTCTTAGCGGTAGTCAAACGCTTTCGACTCCTGTGTTCGCGGCAAATGATACTTGGATCGTTGGTTTCGCATTTTTCTATGTTCATGTCGCGGCTACCGAACAGCAGATTATGCTGTTCAAAGATGGAGCAACGAACCAATGTTCCTTATACTTACTTCCAACCGGAGAATTGAAATTCTACCGAAGCGATCAGGGTAGCAACCTTGGCATTTCAAGTGGTGCCAGAATCAGATCAGGGGTGTGGAACTACATTGAAGTTAAAGTCAAAATAAGCACCACAACCGGCACAGTTGATATTCATGTGAACGGTGTCAGTGTTCTATCCCTGACTAGCAAGAACACCGATCAAGGTGCAAGTAGTCAGGCTACCAAGATCGCTTTAGGAGCGAGTTCTGCTGGGTCAGACCAATTCACCTTCGATGACTACTACGTCTGTGATAAGTCTGGCTCGAACAACACGACGTTCCTCGGCCCGCAGAAAGTTACGACAATCTTCCCGACTGGTGACAACGGTACGAATCAGTACGCTGCTACCGGGGCAGGAACTACGCACGCAGACCGTGTGAAAGAGAATCCTTACGACAGCAGCACGACGTATGTGTCTGACTCGACAAGCGGCGATACAGAAGAATGGGACTACGCAAACACAGGTTCTGAAGTCACCAGTATCAAAGGCGTGCAGATGAATACGGTCTTTGAGACTGATAGCGCTTCTGCTTTCAGTATCAAAAACCATGTGAATAGCGGCGGGACAAGTTCGGATGATGCCGGAACTGCCGGTGTCAATGGGACATATAACACGTCTCCGCGTCTGGTTGAGACTGATCCGAACACATCGGCACTGTGGACTAAAACGAATCTGGACGCTTCTCTCTTTGGGGTGAAAACGGTGTAATATGGCACTCCTATGGATCGAAGGGTTTGAGTCTTTTGGTGTAACCAACGGGAATGCTCCCGTTGGTCTGAAACAAAAATATGACAATGCTACTGATGATTCGAGCATCGGCTCTGTTCAAGCAGGTCGAACATCTGGTCATTCTCTTAGGATGATCGGGGGTGGAACTATACTCGGTAAGACGATTTCCACCGGAACTTCCACGCTAATTGTTGGATTTGGGTTTTACATTGACGCTTTCAGCAGCAATGCTAACGGTCAAATCTTTCAATTCTGGGATGGAGCTTCGGAGCAAGGGGCGCTTGAGTTACAAACGAGTGGCCTTTGGAAATACTATCGAAGGAACAATAGTACAACCGCATTAGGCACATCAAGTGGTATTGCCATCACAACTGCAACGTGGTTCTATGTTGAATTGAAAGTGACGTTTCACAGTTCGGCTGGAACTGTTGATATTTGGGTAAACGGAACCAGTGTGCTTAGTCTGACTGGTCAGAACACCAGTAATAGCGGTAATGCTCAAGCCACTACTGTCGTGTGGGAAGGCAGTCTTGGTGGTTCAGACCATACAACTTTTGACGATATCTATGTTCTTGATACGACCGGCTCACTTAACAACGCAGTGTTGGGTGCCCAGGTCGTGAAGATGATTGTACCTGCATCAGATGCAGGTACAAACGCTTATACGCCCGACAGCGGGACAAATCACTGGGATCGACTGACCGAGAATCCACAAGATACAACGACCTATCTTTCTGATGACACCACGGGCCACCGTGAACTCTTCGGGATGGGTTCGCTGGCCATCGGATCGGTACTTGGCCTTCAAGTCAACCTTGTGGCAGCGGTTACTGACAATACGGTGTACAGTATCAAACACTCGTCGCATACGTCGGGCGGTACTGATACCGACCAAGCGGCTGTGACGACTGGTGATGCAAACTACCAGACGGTCAGCAACGTGATGCAGACGAACCCACAGACAAGTGCCCAGTGGGCGGTTTCAGAAGTCAACGCGGCTCAATTCGGTTTCAAGACAGGGTAACATCATGGCTCTAAGAGTAACGCAGCAGAGTGTTGATGTTCTTAGCGAAGCCACAGGCGGTAAGATTTGCGTTACCCAGTTCTACATCGAAGTGCTGGGTGCGGCTGCCACGGCTGTCTCTGCTTCAAACACTCTCGCTCTTACTGATACTGCAACTCCGGCCACGGACCATCCGCGGTCATTGACTGACACGTTGACACTGACTGACACACTGACAAATGCGGATGACTTGTCCGCATCGAACGGTCTATTGTTCCTAGACAGTGTGTCAGTTCTAGTCGATCATGTTCGAGCGGTTTCTGATGCGCTCGGCATTTCCGACTCGGTTGCCAAGTTCAATGTCCATACGTTGTCGGTCAGTCAGTCGTTAGGAATCACCGATGTTGCTGTGGAAGCCGATGTCCACACTTTCAGTTTGTCTCATGTATTGGGCCTGATTGATACTGCAATCGGTGATGACGGTTTGTCGCCTTCAATCAATGATGCGCTTGACTTTGCCCAGAGTTTGACTTGCAATATCAAATCGTTGGATATTCTCGACACGCTCTCGCTTGTCAGTGCTGCTCCGCAACCGCCTCTGTCTGTCAGTAGCGTACTGGCCTTTACGCATGTTGCTACCTCGGGAACGAAAACTGAATCGGTCAGTAGCGTACTGGCCTTTAGCGATCAAGCGGTTGACAAGACTCGGCAAATCGTTGCTCATACGTTAGCATTCAGTCAGCAGGTCGTTCACAACGTCCATCAATTGAGCGTTGCCAATGCCGTCCTCTTTCAGCAGACTGCCGCCACGGTAAAGAGCACGAACGTCGCCAGCTTCATGAGTTTGACCGATCAGGTCAAGCGGGCGCTTACGCTGCCGAGAACCGTTTCATCGGCTATCGAGTTTGTCCAGTCGGTTGAACTGTTCATCGACCGGAACGGCGTGCTGTGTAACTACTCACCATTCATCGGCACAGGCCCGCATACGTTTACGGCTACGCCGCCTACTATCACGCCCAGCACACTAACTCTGTTCTGGCCGATCGTCACACCAACACTGACGGTTGTTCTCCGCAACCCTGACTTCGGCAACAAGATTTCGTTCAACGCGAATCGAATCAACCGAAAGAGCCGTGGCGGAACTAAGCAGATTTTCAGAAAGGCCACTTGGCCTAAGTTCCGCACGTTGAACATGGACGTTTCCATGCTTGACCAGGACCAAATCGACGACTTCATAACCTTCCTGAACACGACCATCGGGTTGCAGGTCGGCTTGAAAGACCAAGACGGGTTCATGTGGAAGGGAGTTGTCATGACTCCTGAAACGCCAATCACTCAAATTGGTGGGACTGTTTCATGCCCCAATTATGCTACGTCATTCCAGTTTGAAGGGGAATTGATATGAGTATCAAATTGGAAGCACCGTGGCCGTCGCCATCAGTTGTTACGATTCTGCCTAATCCGCAATTCTCTGACGTGCAAGATACTGACCAAACAGTAAGCCGCCAGCGTTCGATGAACAACAAGGTGTACACCTACGCGAAAGTTGGCGGCACGTCTAAGTTGACGTACACGTTCACACTCACACGGATGAAAAGCCTTGAGCTTCAAGCATTCGTTGAGACTATGATTGACCAGCAAGTCAGGCTAACCAATCATAAGAACGAAATCTGGTTAGTGTTCATTGATAACAACCCATTTGAAATCAGTCAGGCTCGCAGGGCCGCTGGCCCATCCGGCCGCGAGTTTGACAGCGTTAGCATTAGCTTCGAGGGAGTAAAGCCATGAGAACCCTATCGTCCAATGCACTGACCCAGATCAACACGGCTATGGGCACGAAGCCCATGATCTTGTTGGAAATCGGATGGGTCGATTTGACACCAGTATCAAAATACGCCGACAAGACTGTCGGAGCGTATCTTGGGAAAATCCTGTCCATCGGCACGATCGACGAAATCATCAAGATCGCTGGCGGCTCGAACTCTGGACAGGTCAGTGTCACGTTGGACGACATTGACGGCACGTTGAAGGATATCATCGACAACCATGATATCCACAAGCGGCCCGTCTGGATTTACCAATACTTCGAAGGCATGAGCACGAACGATAAGTTTCTGCTCATGAGGGGTGAAATCAGCAGCCCAATCACCTGGGATGAAGGTGCCCGCTCGCTTGCATTCGACGTGCTCACGAAGATCGAATCCACCGAGATCGGTTTCAGCATTGAAGAAGGCCAATTCCCACTCTTGCCAATCGACTTGGTTGGCAAGGCGTGGCCGTTGGCGTTTGGGTCGGTAGTCAATGTTCCGGCTCTGAAGATCACCAGCCCGCGTGAAGGAATCCTGGCCGACGGCTTCGGCATCCACGACTACACTCTCCGTCGCCGCATTCAGCTTGCGAACAACATCTGTTGCCCGGCTAATTCGATCATCGGTTATGACACCAATTTCGGACTACAACCGGGCAAGGCTACTGCCAACACGAACCCTAACACCGGGTTGCCGTCTAATCAGGCGAGTGGTTTCAGCACTACACCGAACTTCATCACGACACCTGATCCTGGCTTCAGTTACGCAAATCCGTTCGGATATCAAATCATCGACGGCACCGGCCAGATTGGCGGCGGTGGTGGAGTTGTCAACGGAACTAGCGCTGGAACCGGGACCGGCGTGTCATCGGTTCCGGTCTATGGTCCCGATCCTGCCTGCATCAAGAACCGTTGCGAAACGATTGAGCAGTTGAATTATGAATTGACGCAACAGCAGAAATTCGAGTTCACTTCGTTTCGTGTTTTCAACGGCCAACAGTTCGAGCAGGGTAAGCGGATCACCTTGTCTATCGGAGGCGCTTACGTTGTCGGGTCATTCTCCGGCGACGTGTTCACCGTTCAGCAATACATCCACAAAGATGCTGTTGACAAAGACTTGGCGAAAGGCAACAACTACACTGACCGGCCGACGCAAGCCGAAATTGATTTTATACTCAATCAGGTGCCGGGTCGTACCCAAATCTTGACGAGCTTCGGTAGCGAAAATCCGGCTGATGCCGTCGCCGCCTACCATGCCTCGCAAGATGCTGGCCCGGCATCCATTTTGAGTAGCTGCACGACTCCGGCTGGAACCTTCGTCAGCCTGACTGACTGCGAATCTCAAAGTCTGGATTCTTTGAATCTGTATCCATCCGCGAGCTTCCAGTGGGTCAACGCTGGTTCGAAGGTGACATACGCATACGATGAAGAAGTCGTATACATCGCCAACATTCTACCCTCGACTGTCCGTTGCGTGACGGCCTATCGAACCCTGGATGACGGTCGCCGCGTCTTATTGGTCGTGCCACCGGATTATTATACGGTTCGCACTACCGACTACACGGCGTATCACGTCGTCGAGATCGTGATGAATCGTGCCTTGAGTCTTCAAGCGACTGGCTGGGAAGACCAAATCTATGTGACCCTTGATTCGTCTGTCGGCCCGAACACCGTTGATATCATTCAATGGTTGATTCAGACCTACACGACTTTTGATATTGATAGCACTTCGTTCGCTGCGGTTCGGGCGAAAGTTGACAATTACCCGTCACACTTTGCGTTGCTTGATCGCAAGAACATCATGGCGGCGCTTGATGAAATCTCAATGCAGGCTCGCTGTGCGATGTTCCTGCGAGATAACAAGTTCTACATCAAGTATCTGTCCGCATCGCCGACAACGGTTGACACGATCACCGAAGATCACATCAACCAGAACTCGCTACGGATAACCAACAGCACGACCGAAGAGTTGGTCACGAAGATGGTGGTGACGTGGAACGACGATCTGGCAATTTCGCCGAAGACGTTGATCGTCCGAAACAACATCAACAAGTATGGAACGATCGAACAGACGTTCGACTTCTACATCTACAATATGTACTCGCTCGTTGAGAAGAGCGCTTTGTTCTGGTTGATACGAAAATCAAATACGTGGCGTCGAATGTCGTTCAAGACTCCGCTGGTCAAACTGGCGCTTGAGTCTTATGACGACGTGTTGTTCACTGTTCCCGATTTGTCAAGCTCCAACTTCAAGGGGCAAGTCGAAGGGGCGGTCTTCAATGCTGACGATAACTCGATTAGCTTTGATGTCTGGACTCCGATTCTGGCTGGCACACGGGTTGAATACCCGTGGGCTTATCCGGGAACGGTAAATGCCAGCCAACTTTGGCCACCTGATATTGTTGCTCAAGGGCCGGGCTTCAGCGTAGTCGCTCCAGTCGGCCATCCGTTGAGCAGCACGACGTTTCCGAATAATGTGCCCGATGACGCCACGGCTCCGAACTTTCAAGTGACGAACTGTGGCGGTCCACCGACACCTAATACCAATTTCTGTTGTTCATCCACGGCAACGGTACAACCGTCGGAGTTCTGTCAAACCCAGCATCCCCGCAGGATTGACGACGCCAACGATGTGAAGCCCTCGCCGCGTACTGATATCAATTGCCCAGGTGCTGTCAACCTGGGCAAAGACCCGGTCTTCGCTCAACTGCCACCGAAGTTTGCAAGGTTGCAGAAGCAAGTCAACCAAAGTCAATCGCAAGCCGCAAGCGCTAAGGCAGCCGCCTTGAACGCTGGCGGTGGCGCGGGCGGCGGTGGTGGTCTTGGAAATCAGGATGACAGTCAGCAGAAAAGCCGAACTGATCCTTTGGACAAAGTGCCCAGGGTGCCGAAAAACAATGCAACAGGCGACGGTAAGGGCGCTGGTGGCCCGACGCCGAAACCAACCTGTACGACACTGATTACGATTTGCTGGTTCCCGATTGTCCACGGACCTGACGGACCCTTCAGCGATATCTGTTTCCCCGGTGGTAACACGCGATGTGAAACACATACGTTCGGTGGGTGCGTTGGTTCTACCCGACGAGATATCACTTCACCCGAAGCTCTGGCTGCGGCCACCGCTAAGGGTGAAGCTCGTCAAGCTGCATTCGATGCCTTGAATGCTGCTGCCGCTGCTCCAGGTGATGCTGGTCTTCAAGCTGCCGCTGATGCTGCTGTCGCTGCCTCGACAGAGGCTGACGCCGCATACGATGCTGCCATCCAGAAGCAGGGTGCTGCCCAAGACATGCTTGACCATCTGCGTTCTATGAGTCCGCTTAGTGGCCCCGGAGCCACGAACTTTGAACTGTGTCCGAGCAGCGATGAAACTGGTATCTGCTGCAACGGCACCGTGCAAACAACCGAATGCGACCCGACCGGCTGTTCGCCGGGAGCAAGCGACGGTAAGTGGATGAGCGTCGATAAGACTGGGTCTGACGGGAAACCGGCAGAATTCAGCAGTATCCTGTTCGACGGTCAAGGTGGTGATCGTGGTGCAGATGGCCAGAGTGATTCCGAAATGGGTTTCAGTATCTAAAAGGCATAGGCCCGGTTTGATACCAATATCAAACCGGGCCGCTTTCGGGGAAATCATGGGACGTTATCCAGTTGTCCAAGTGGTGTGGCATGATGCTTTCAGCAAGGATGCGTGGAAGTCTGTGGAAGATTTAAGAGCACTAGATGCTGGACACGCTACGATCGACACGGTCGGTTATCTTATCCGCCGAGACAAGAAGTGCATCATAGTCTCGCATTCTATATCGCGCGAAGATGAAGCACACGAAGACGAGGCGTGCTGTTCAATCTGTATCCCGCTTGGGATGGTAGTATCAATGAAAGTTCTGGTGAAAGCATGTGCCCGCTCGAAGCATTAAGACGTGGAATCGACACGCCAGAAATCCGTGAGGCAGCAGCCCAGATGCGGAAGAATCAGCAACAGATGTTCGAGATGGCCGAGAAGCATAATAAGAGCTTCGGTCGCGCACGGATGTTGCCTAATGGGTGCGTAGAGTACGCGAAGAAGGGGCACGAACCGCCGCCCGATCTGGACGGTTATCAACGTGATCCCGGAAATGCGTGGAAGTTCCTGCCGTTGTGGCCTAAGTGCAAGAAGCGTATCCAGACGCAGAGCATGAAGCAGTGTGGTGCTCTAGCCATACTGACTGTCTGTGCGAACGGAGACTGCCCGCTCAAGCAACAGCAAGTGACATTCGCCCAGTGCAGTTCATGTGAGCACAAGGTCGTGGAATAAAACAAGCCCGGTTTGATGGCAATATCAAACCGGGCTCTCGATTAGTATTTGTTAATATCCAGAGGCTCGATCATTTTGGTCCCTGGCACGAGTGGCGTGTATGCAGTACACATACGTCTGTAGACCTCGGCTGTGGCGATGCAGTCTTGGAGAGCATCGTGAGCTTTGAGGTTGGTCACACTATATAGGCTGCCAAGATAAGGTAGGCCAACCTTAGGATGTGGAACCCGTTCGATGTGTTGATCCGCCCGATCATTCATATAGAGGGCACTTGCTTGGGTGTCTCGGTAATGGAAATGGAAGTAGTAATCGAACGATTGCCGACCCATCCATTCGATGATGAAATCGCGATCAAATAACCAGTTCGACGCCAGCGGCGAAATCTTCTTCTTCTCCGGCAAGCCAAGGCGCTCGAACCACTCGATGAACATATCGACGCCCTTCCAGGGATCGACAGCCCGCAACTGGAGTTCGGTCAGGTTAGCCTTGCCGACTCGCAGCGCTTTGTAGTCCACTGTCTCCGGGCGCTTAAGCTTCATATCGAGATAGAAAGGCATCACGCCTTTCAGCGGTTTGATATTAGAATCAAGTGGCAGTACAGCAATCTGCCAGATGTCGTGAACGAGCGGGTCAACCCCGGTCGTCTCTACGTCAACCGCGCACAGCAAGTTTCCGTTGAGATGGATCATTGATGAGTGCGGGCTGCGTCCCTGGCCGAATCGGCTCATGTACGCACCTGACCTGACAGCACACGCATCTGACTGTGCAGGTCAGCGATCGTTCCTTCGTTCTCGATGATCCCGTCCCATCCGTCGTCAGGCACTTCCTGCAACGCATTGTCGGCGATCGTATCGAGCACGACGGCTCGACTGTTCTTGACCTTGTACACCTTGCCGCCTAGATCACGAATCGCATCAACTTCATTTTGATATCGAACATCAGAAACGATCACAACCTTGACGTTGGTCTGGCCTCGGAGAGCCGCTTGCACCCAGGTCAATGGGTACACGTCACGGAGTTTGTTTCCGACTTCAACCCAAATCTGAACCGGCGTCTTGTTCAGCGCAGGCAGAACAATCTGCCGATCGGCCGGACAATTCTCGTAATGGATGGCCCGCTTCAAGCCTGCCCACCCGTAAAGGTCGAAGCAGACTTCTTTGAGTTTGCTGGCGAAACTGACGTGGACCGTACTGATACCCAACATCCGAAGCTCCGTATTAAGGAACTTAGCACAGGTATCTTTTCCGACGCGACTGCGATGGCCGAAGCCTACAACTGGTATCATGTTTCTTCACCTTCCACGTAAAGTGTTTGGTCCTGTACGACGTATCTCGGGGCGAGCAACTCGTCAGGCGTTGGCGGTGTATACGAAATGTTGGCCACGAAAAACTGGCCCGCGAACTTCATCAAGCGTCCGCGAGGGTGCCTGATTGGGAGTTCTTTCCCGAAGCGAATCTTCGACCAATAGCTTACGCGGTTCGAGTCAACTTGTTCGATGAACTTGTCGTAGATATCAGTGAACTTGATTGCTTGACCTGGAGCGTAGTGGCAATGTTCGATAATGTAGCGTTCGAGTTCGGATTGGTTTTGTTCTTGGGCCTGTCGTTTGTCTTCGGTATCAATTACCGGAACGAACAGACGGCCGTTTGATTGTGGTATCTCGTACTTCAGAATCATCGCCAGAAAGTCCGGTGCTTCCTTACGCAGTTTCTCTAGCAATTCATCCCGCGGGATGGTCTGCTCATGCAACTGCACATAGCACATTGTGATTCTGGTATCACCTGGAAAGATCGGGCAGTATTCAAACTCATTGCCCGTCTGAATCCAGTGGGTGCTGTTCGGACTGTTGTAAGGCGTCTTGCCCTTCCGATGGATGGACAACATCAGCGATGTCACCCAATCCTTTATCCGGTTGTATGCCAACGATTTGTTCGCCCTCAAATCCGTTTCCTCGATGACGCAGAGGACGGCGTTTTCGAGTTCCGCGTTGAACCCCGCTTGACTGATAAGTGCGGCGTCCGCGCGTGCGTACCCCGTTGTCATCAGCAAACGCAGCGACTCGTGCAGAATCGACTTTCCGCTGCCCTGCGGCCCATAGAGGAATAAGTAGGGTAACGGCTGAAGCGGGTATTGAATGAGCGAGGCAATCCAGCATCGTAGGTACTCGCCACCAGTGGTGATGAAATTTTCCTGACACCACTTGTTCATTTTGATTGCAATATCAAGTCCTGATCCGCAGTGGTTCAAGACCTTCATCCAAGTGTCGTATTTCAGATTGTCAATATCAGACGAGGGGACGTAGGCCAACTGTGCGGCATTTCGATTCCACGTTCGATCGCCCGGATACTCCGGTGCGAACGGCCGGTTCACGAGTGTCCACTTCTTCATCACGCTTGAGCCGACGACTAGACCTATGTCTTTCGGATCAACACCTTGGGCCGTTAGGACAACCCTGACGTGCTCCA